ATGTAAAAAGTATACTTATCTGCCAAATTATTTCGGAGAATTTTTGATTAAAAAACCGGGCGTTTCACAACGTGGCCGGTAGACTATGAAAAATCGATTAAAAAGTGATGAACCTATATTTTCTTCACAACGGAAACAAGTTTTTTAACTATATCACTGAACATTAAATTCATTTCCTTGTTGAATATACGTTTACTTTCATTCTCATACGCATTTATGACGCCGGGAAAACGAACGGGGTCTTTAACACCTTTCGCCCTTTTATTAACGATAGGTTTAACTGAACGGACATCAATTCCATCAATTTTCCTTGTAAAGCTCTTTTTGTTTTTCATTGTGTTTAAGCTTATCAAATTCATTCCTCATCTGTATCTCACTCACGAAAGAATTATTGTCTTTAAAACTATCCCTGACAGTAATACCGCGATAATTGTACGCCCTCCCCGTGAAAGGATTTTCCATCAACACGGATTTAACCCCGGCTTTAAAAAATCTCAGGTATTTTATGTCACCCCGGTTCTTCTCGATAAATTCTTTCAAAGGTATCATCTTCTCCGACATAGGAACGATAAATTTATCATTGAGTGAAACAACTCTCATGATATTATTGTCACCGATAAACCCCTCGTTCTCCTTAACGATAAGATGTAAATCATAGGCTGACAAGGGTGCCCGTTTATCCCTGACCATCATTTCACCCATAATCGTTTCTCTTAACGTGACCTCAATTTTTTTCATGTTACCGGGGTCACCGAGGTGGGTGAATTTGTTTCCAACCCGCCACCATAACTTCCCCGCGAAGGAAGATATTAAACCGTTCGTGTTAATATTTAGTGTGTCCATGAATTAAGCGTAAACAATTTGATCACCCACGGTAATTTTAACCTTTAAATCAGGGCGGAACTTCCTCTCATAATTTTCGGGTATCACGAACGCTCTCTTCTTCGGATCCCATTGATCACCCTCAAAATATTCCCTCACCAAGCATCTACAATAGGGGTGCACGGGGAATAAAACTGTGGGTTTCCAATCTTTCCTCTTTCTACCGATATTCGTACCGTTACCGATCAATTCTTTGATTGTGAAAATTTTAGGTTCAGATCCGATACCCGACGTAAGGTATAACTTAATACACGAGGAACACGCCCCGGGAAACACATCAAAATAAACTTTCGTGTCATATTTTTTACCGGGGTTCCGTCGTGCCATCGATTGAACGCGACCCATGTTAAACACGGCCTGGTACTCCGTCTCAACTATACGATTCCAATCACGAGACCAATCATTTAGTTTATTTGAAATATCCGAGGCGATAAGTTGGATTGCTTTACGCCCCACGACACCTCTTTTCATTGATTCTGATATGACACCCTCATATTCAGCCCTTACTCTCAACTCGGCGTCAGAAATATAGGAGGTAATATCTTTTTTTGTTTTATCACCTAATCCTTTTAGATAACCGTATGTCCGATTACATGCCATCTCATATTCCTCGACCTCTCTCGAAGAGGGCGGCGCGTATTGTTTTCTATTAAGGTATTTGATAAAATTATCATAGGTTATTTTACCCGCTTCGTTATCAGAAAGCATACCGGTTAATAACCCAAACATCCAATTTTGCCAATAAGGTGGTATAACTTCCTTTAACGCAGATACATTGACACCATATTTTTTTAAAATATCAGCATCGGAGGATGTGAGATGATCTGGTCCGAATATTCTCCAGACCAGATCGGCAAACCTGAAATCCACCAAGGATAAAATTTCTTGTATCTGTTCGTTATTGAAAAACATAGTGTATTAAAATTCTTTTTAATCTTTGTATTCTTTCCTGTAGCGTGATGATAAATAATACCCGTGTTTATGATATTATCACCCGGCTAATCCCCAAGCCATGTTCCCCGGGTGTAAAATCTTTCCCCGTGCTTTTTCAATCGCAATTCTATTGGCAATATTTTGAGCCATTTGATTCTCTAAAAAATTCATTTTCAATATGTTTTATAACTAAATCACAATACCTAAAGATATAAAAAGTATACTTATTCGCCAAATTATTCGAGGAATAGTTCACCCTTCAAAATCAATCTTCTTTTCACGCAACAATTCTCTCCATTCGTTCTTTGTCATAACACGATGACCGATAACTTTTATCATCACTTCACGCCATAACCCCATCACTCTTAACTCAACCATAATTTCATCAGTTGAAAAAACTTTAGGTTGTGGTGTGTCATTAATTTTTCGGGAGGATATATTTTTTGCCATATTAATCCATTTTTAAAAGTTCAATAAAATTTATACCGAAATATCTCGACTTCTCAGCCCAGATTTTAATTAACAGCTTACCATCTGTTACCACTATGTTGCTGAATTCAAACCCATGATACGAATTTCATCGAGATATTCACTTCTTATAATGGAAGGAGCCCTGAAATCGCATTGGAGGTCAACAGTGACAACCCGTAAAAAAACAGGAAAAGGAACAAGATCATTTTCAATTGTTATCTCTCTCGATGAAAATTCAACCGTCTGGAATGATTGCGCGAAAGTATCATACGCGCCAAGCATTAACCCGTACAGTACCTCGCTAACAACCAATGATTCAAAAAAATTTGCGCTCACACAAAGAAAATCATAGGAAAATCTTTTTGAATCAGTAAAGATATTGATATCAATACCCGGTTGACCGACGGTGGGCTGTGAAACAGGAACGACTCCCGGATATATTTTACCGACAACATTACCTGACCCATTCACCCGTGAAGGCTCCCTGATCACAACGCAGGGAGCGCCGACAACATTTTTCGGAAATTCAAACGCTGTTCTGATTGAATTTTTATTCAATCCATCTCTTATGAATATTTCTTTCGCTGTTTTAAAAAATTTCCCATCCTGGTCATCATTACCTTTTGAAAAAAGATAAAGCCACGAATTTTCATCACTGCTCGAATTTTTAAAATCTTCCTTTATCCACTCGAGGAGACTATCAACAATATTTTTAAGTCGAAAAATTGGTAACAACATAAGCTTATTTCCTTCACAAAAAAATAAAATACCCCTTACGCAAAGTCTATTTTTAAGGATTTAATTTAGCGTCCAACTTTTTTAAAAGCACTAATCAAATCTGCCAAATCACTACCCCTCGGTACCCCTGAACCTAAATTAGCATCCTTTAAAAATTTTTTAATTTTTATTTTCGTCTTCCTTGCTAATTTATCAAATTTATCCGATATCTCATCATATTCAGCTTCATATTCCTGCGCGTCAGCGGATACATCACCCTCTTCTTCATCGTACATCAAATCTTCGAGACTTTCCATTCGTTTCTCCATACTTCTAAGCTCTTTTATATCTAAAGAAATTTCTTTTCTTTGCGATAAAAGATCTTTTGGTTTTTCCTCGTTACTCGGTTTCGTTTCCCTGGATTCATTTTCTTTCGCTGGTGTTTCCTTGTAACCTTTAGGTTTGGGTCTCCACCCTTTCGGGGTTTTGATGTACTCCTTGCCGTTCCAGGTGCGCACCTCGCCAAGAGGCGCACCGCGGCCGGCCTTTTCAATAAGATCCAAACAATCCTCGGGTGTAAAATCTTTCCCCATGCTTTTTTCAATCGCAATTCTATTGGCAATATTTTGAGCCATTTGATTCTCTAAAAAATTCATTTTCAATATGTTTTATAACTAAATCACAATACCTAAAGATATAAAAAGTATACTTATCTGCCAAATTATTTGAGGAATAAGATTGTCGCGATACCCACCCCGAAACCCACAATCACACCCTTCCAAATCCATGCACCCCTCTTTTTATTTGATACCTGCAATTGGTTGATTTCTTTTTGATACATGGCGTTCATTTTAATCTGTAAATCCAATTTCTCCGAATAATTTGCGATTAAATTATTAAAAGATTTAATCATTGTATCTTTTTTCCAGATTAAATCTTTTAATTTCTCGGTATAAATGGAAAGCGAATCGCATTGAGTGAGAAGATACCTTCTCTGTAATAAACGTTGATTTATCAACCGAAGCTGCGGTATAGATATAATGACACAGGTATCATTATTCCAAACTATCTTTGCGGGATAATTCGTTTGACAGAATCCTGATATGTTCATCATCAGAAAGGCGAGTGAGATCAGCAACTTTTTCATAATACTTCTTTTTTTGTGCGTTGATAACTTCTTCGAAACCATGAATAACTGAATCAGTTTCCCTCGTAAGCGAATTAATTCTTTCCGTTAAATGGCGGTTTTCGTCCCGAAGAGAATCTCTTTCCCTTTCATACCGCGTTACATCAATAACAGGCTCTGATTCCTCCTTATCAATAAGAATAAAAACAACGGTTAGGGTAAGAGTATATAATATCGCGATAAACAGTGCTCTTTTATCATTCATCACATTTCGAATTGTGCGTTAATATAGCTCAAAGCATCTCTCATGATAGGATTTTCTGAAACCATCGATTTCATTGAATCCTCGTTAAAGGGATTCGGCATTCCTTCTTCCCCGGTTTCTTCCTCGACAATATTATTCATCGTTTCACCCCCATACATTTTCGCTTGCTGTGCCTGTTGATAAACAGAATTTAAGATGGTATCGGTTTCGGGGTCAAAATCTCTTCCCGAGTATTTCTTAAACATATCTTCCATCGATACAGCACCCATCTCGATTTTTTCCTTGTCGAGTTTGACTTGTTTTTCCTCGTCCTCGACCTCCATACCCGTAAACACAAGTTCAAAATCCTCGTTTAATTCCTCGATCAAATAATGATTAAAAACACTTTGTAGGAAAACAAGTATAGGATAAAGACCTTTTTGCTTGCTATGATCTAATCTTTCTTTTTGACCGTATTGACCTAAAGTATTTGATGAATCCCGGAATTGGAACCCAAGCTCCGAGGGGTCTATCCTGTACACTGAGCAGGTAAGAACAATAAGAAATTTGGTCCAATTGTCAAATTCCATTTCACGATTCGATGATTGTAAATCAATCCATTCAACATTTAAACCCTGAAAAACAGGTATCCTATGAGAGTTCTGTGTACCTGTCAATAATTGCCGCCAATGTTGTTTAAACTCATTCAATTGAGTTTGATTGGCGGTACTGTCTTTTATGTTCAAAAATCCCTTCGGATTCGAACCATTCTTAAAGAAATTCCCGTTATATTGAACAGAATTCAACACATAGGTTATTATTTCCGACAGGGATTCAAGTTCCGATTTCCCGTAACCGTTATCGTATATATTTGTTGATTGGTTCCTCACACCGTAACCCAGCTCCCACGGGTAATACAAAACATATTCCTTTTTAAATTTATTGTACACAATTTGTTGATCCCACACCTGACAATATTTAGGGAGGTAACCTCTGTATCGATATTTTTCAAAATCCTGGGAATATTGCGGATCATCAGCGTCAAGAATCCTAATCATTGAGGCATCAACTGCTTTAAATTTATTTAGTTCAAACCCCCTGGTTCTCACTATCTCAAAGGCAAGTTGGTCCAACGATAATGAATCAAACAAGATTTTTTTAACGAACGTGATAAGAGTATCACCGCCATCCCATTTGCTCACCTCTCCACCTCGTTCAATAAAATTAACTATACGCTCAATTTCTTTCTTATCCTTATCGGATAGGTCCTTGCTTTTATCCTTGGAGCTAAACAATGATCTCTTTCGACGAATGGTATAACCTTCTTTTTGTTCATCCGTGGAGAAACGTAAAAACCTCATCACTTGTTCTATCCGTGTTGTGATGATATTTTTAACGCAATAAAGATTTCCCATTCGCTGAAGCAGCTCAAAGGATACTCTCCCGAGATTATCCTTGTATCCTCGGCCTGAATAGGCGACATGGTCTGGCAAATAAAAAATCGATTTCATCTGGTCATCAATACTCCTCGATTTTTCCAGGAACAAATTTGCCGCCATAACATCTTCGAGATTAGAGGATTGGAGGGAGGATTGTAATTTTGATTGAAGTATTGAAGGGAATGCCTTGGATAATGCTTGTAACTCATCAAGGGATAACCCCGCCAAATTATTAACGAGGTTATTTTTTTGCCCATCATGGCTCATCGATTTGATACGCTTTCTTCTACTCATATTACAATCCTCCTATATAATTAAGCGGCTACGGTCGTGAAACTTGAAGCATCAGAAATTACTTTTCCTAAATCGGGAAACACAGCCTCAACTGTCCAACTATAATTTGTCGCATTTTTAAGGCCATTCATCGTTAATTCAGGTGCTTCAGCTGGATCAACATTGGTTTTCGTTGTGTTTTCACCCTCGGTTAACGACAAAATATAATAAGCGATTCCCTCAACTGCGTCCCATGTAAATTTTACAGCGTTAATGGCGACATCCGTTGCGTCGTTAGCTGGAGTTTTAAGTGTCACCGTGACACCTTCATGTGAAGCAGCGTTTAAAATAACCTCGCCCTTACTATCATCGCTTCGAACCAATGTTATGGCACCATTTTTCGCCATTTCAATAAATTCATTCTCCGTGTACATAACTCCTGTGTGAATGTTCACACCGGCAGAAATTATATCTTTTGATGTTTCACGTGATTCAGTAACAACAAAATTATTGAGAACCTTGTTTGTATCACTATCAACAAAAGCATCGGTGTAATACGTGTTCACACCCTGACCTTGTAAAAATTTATATACCAACATCTTGTTTAATTTTTGATCTAATTAATTCAGGAGTAAAGATATGTAAATTGACAGAGAATATCAAATATCGCGTGATATTTGATTGTTATTTTAATCGATTTTGTTAAATTTAGCGTTGTACTTATAGCAGGAAGGTATCTCATTTTTGTTTAAAATAGGAGGTCAAACCTCCTATTTTTTATTGATGGAATATATATTTGTACCATCTCGAATAACGCTTTTCATATATATACCCGGAATTGCAATGTTTAAGAGAATCCAATGCTTTCCAGTTTTGTGGGTAATCATCCTGGCCTAATTTTGCTTCGCGCTCAAAGCTTAATCGTTTATACGCTTTTCCTTCCGTGAAAAGTTTAATAAACCATTCAATAAAATACATCAAATAAAAAGGTATATACAATAACCCCCTCATCTGCCACGAGTGGATCAACTCATGATAAATAAGTCTTTTCACCCGGTGATAGGATTGATTTTCCTCGAAAAATTTTTTATGTTTATTTCTAACAATAAGCACACCAAACAGGTTTATCGCCGCGAACCCCCGGGGTGGGAACCATTTACATGAAACTATTTTCATTGCTTTGTGTTTATTATATAATACACCCTTAAAAATAATTTATCTTTTCCCCGTTCATATAGTCGTACACGTCCAGATGCACCCAGGTAACATTTTTCTCCAATCGGATCGGATAAGGTAATAAGTGTTCGTTGTCAGCTATCTTATTCCTGGCTTGCTCTGCGCTCATGCCCTTAGCATCAAAATCAATTCCAGCACCATTACAATGCGCAGAGAGATAAATTTTACCGGCAACTGTTCTGTCCCTGGGAATCTGGCAAATATTACAACGCAGCCCTCGTTGAGAGAAAGAGCCGCCGGAGTCATAATTATTAACATAAATAGGAACTTTCAGTATATCCCGCCGGACAATTAGGAGGGTATGTAATAGCTCCGTGTCTATAAATTGCCAGCTATTATCGCCAAATTTTTTGTGACAATGCGGGCAAACAAGCTCCCGCACGTCAAAGAACTCTTTAAGTTCATTTATTATTTCACTTCGATTCATTTCCTTTCATATATTTGTAAAACAAGAGAGTAGCACCTCTCCTGTTATGTTCAATTAATAAAAAAAGATGAAAATAAACTTCGATAAATTTTTATCCTCGATCTCTATCGATAAAAATAACGACAGGGAATCAGAAATCCAAAGGATTCTTCGATTAATTCGGGAAAAGAGATTGTTTAGTTTTTAGCGAAAATGATTCAATTGAAGAAATATTCAAATGGCATTCGTTGCTTTATTAAGAACAATCAGTTAAACTATACGTTTACAAGTAAATAGTTATGAAACAAAACATAGAATACGGGGATTGGGTTTATTTGAAATCAGCACCCGAAATAAAAGTCAAAGTGACCATTATCAACCCTAATCGCATAATAGATTTTAGAAGTCAAAGATCTGAACCCCCGTATTTCGCACATGAAGAAGACGTGGTAAAATTACCGTGTCGTTTTTCTATATATAAGACGAGAATACCATTCGACGGGAGAGATCAAAACCGGAACGAGAAGGATGATTTCTAACAGTTCCGAAAGACATTAATTTCGATTTTTCAGACATAATATATAAATTAAAAATTTCAATTCTACTTTAGTTCAATTAATAGTCAGGAGGACAAATCGTAACTACCAATATAACACCAGGAGAAGCATGAGCGGCAAGAAAAGCCAACAAACGATCCTGAGTAACAATAAAAAGCTCTTCGGCCTCCTTAACCTTCATAGGCTGTGCTGCAACTGTTTTTGTAATTAAAAATTTCATAGTATAATTATTTAAGATATGGATATTTTAAAGAATAAAAATTCAAAGTATTCAAAATATTCGCAGAAGTTCTATCACAAGAAAAAGAATCTAAAAACATAAAAAGATCAATAAAAGGAATGGCAAAAGAATATGAATTATACATATAATCTATATTTATCACAAAAAGTTCCTTTTTTGCAGGATAAACCTCACTAGTGAAAAAAGTAGAACAAAGACGAGAAACAGACGACAGACGAGTAAGAAGAGAAGAATTATATGCCATAACTCTACGAAGCATTTGTTTAATGGTAGGAGCTTCAGTAACAATAGAAAATTCAAAAGAAGAAGTTTTATAAGAATCATGAACATTCAGAGAATCAGAAACACTCAAAGAGCGACAATAACCAGGATAAAGAAGATTACCAAGGACAGAAACAGAAATTGAAGTTTTAGAATTTGTTTTCATAGTTTTTTTTATTAGAGTTCAACATTATCTCGTTTGTTTCAATACCTAAAGATATAAAAAGTATACTTATCTGCCAAATTATTTCGGAGAATTTTTGATTAAAAAATCTGAAAATGTGACTTTTCCGTGAAACTACGAGAGGGTTCCCTGATAACCCTGTGGGACCCATCAAAACACAAAAATTTTTGTGTTTTTACCCCGCTAACTGGGCATTTATCAACAAGTTAGCCATTGACATGGTCCCTGTGGGACCCATCAAAAACACCTAAAAATCGAGAAGGGACCCTTAAAAAGGTAGGGTGTCCAGGTCATTTTTTATCTCGGACCTCAGTTTGAACCCATAGAAATCTTCGACAAGGAGAGGGTGAGACCCACATATGCACCCATACAGTTCAGAAGAGCATGAATGGGTGCAAAGACCTATTACCCCACTGTTTTCCAACTCTTTACCGTACTCCTCGACAAAATAAGTCTTCGATGGGACATGCAAATAATAGGTGAAAAGCTTTTTATCCCCCATACTATGCAAATCGCATTTTTTGGAACCCATGGGTTCCACGTGGTCCAGCAAATTTCGTATGATTTCCATGTTATTTTCATTACCCATCTCGCAGACACCCAGGGGTACATCCGTTTTTGCTTTCCTCACCTGTGACACATACACGGTGTGTATCGTTGGTGCATAATAATAGAAGGTCCCTCTTTCCGTCCTGGGTACATTATTTGTTTTAACCTGGTCCTCTTCATAAGATGTTTGTTCCTTGTAATCAGCGAGATAGTCGGCGATTGCGTTCCCTTCTAATAGTTCATCTTCGAGGTTATTTTGGTGACCCTTAACGTGGTGGAACCTCATTGTAACCTTGTTTAGTCTTGTCTTTTCACTGAGAACCCTCTCCCAGAGGTCCCTGTTTTTCACCATTCCCGCGGAACCCACCCATCCCCTTCGAACCCATCCCTGTAACCATTCACTCATGGCCTTTTGAACATACTGGGAGTCCAGGTAGTAATCCACCTCCATGGGTTCATTATCTAACGCGTTGAGAGACAATAGAAGTGCATGTATTTCCGCCCTACCTGTGAGGGTGTTTTTCAGACCCCTTTTCAACATCTTTTCCCTTCCATCACTATACTTCATATAAACCCCTGCACCACCCAATCCATCACCCTTTATCACCGCGGACCCATCGGTCCATATTTTAATCCTTAGTTTCTGTGACGCCATTCTCTTAACTGTTCCCTTTTCTTATCTAACTGCCTGTAATACTCTTCCTTAAAGTCTTTATAGGTTATCATTTCCGAGGTCTTCATAACCTTCCATGTCCTTCTATCACCCGGTACCTTTTCAAACACTTGTGACCTGATGATGACCGAGTACATCCACGTGGATAGGGCCTTTCCGGTTTCTCGTTTGTAATAATCCTTAAACTTAACCAGGTTTACGTAGGGGTGTGTGTTGCTTAGACGGATGAATTCCCGTACCATCACCACTATTTTTCCCAGGTTCTTCTTTCTTTGTTCCTCTCTCGCGGGTGAGAGGGTGTAATCCTTCCAATATCGTTTATTACCAACTCTTTTCTTCTCTTTTTTATCTTCGTGTATCCATCGTGACCACCATTTTTTTAGCAGTGTTTTCATTCTTGTTTTCATATTTATTACAACTATGCACTCACTTTACTATAATTTTCACCGGGTTTATCCTCGAGGTATCACTCTTTTGCTATCTCTGGGTTCATGTTTCTTCAGGTCTTCTCCCCTGTATTCTCCTATAAACACAATTCTCTCCCCCTCGTGCTTGGTTCTCAGAGCTTCCTTCGCTTCTTTTATATTTTTGAATTTCCTTTTTTGAACGAATATCACCCGGTTGGGTGTTACGTGAAACTTCCATTGTACTTCCATTTTGTCTACACTTTAGGGTTTCGCTATAATTTTACCTCTCTATTTTATATATTCACCCCCGGTTTCAATACCGGGGGTTATATGGTCTTAGAAGCAAACCGGTTTATTCGCTTCAACGGAAGTGATAAAAACACGATCCTCGGAGTAGGCTTCCTGCAGGGTGTTTTGATAATCCATGGCTTTTACCTCGTCAGTATAAATACCGTGATATTCAAAATTTCCATCTCCTAAATCTCTAACAACGACATAAAGCATTATTTCTTCCGTGTTTAATTTTGTTGCTTCCGTGTTTAATTTTGTTGCTTCCATAACTTCTTTGTTTTTAGTTAATTAATCTCGTTTGTTTCAAAATACCTAAAGATATAAAAAGTATACTTATCTGCCAAATTATTTCGGAGAAATTTTGATTAAAAAATCTGAAAATGCGATTTTTCTGAATCTTCTTCTTCGTCACTCTCTTCTTCATCCTCCTCGTCGTCGCGTTCGCTTTCACACTCCCGGACACGGATTCTTCTTAACAGTGCATCCCTCTCGAGTTTTAATTCGACTATCCTGTGGCGTAACTTTAATATCTCCCTATCCTTATCGTCCATTTGTTTCTCTGAATAAAATTACTGTATCAACGGGAACCATCACACCACCCTCTTCTTTGCACCGGTATTCTACCTGGTATTTGCCAGACAGATAATCCTTAATGATTCTTTCCTCCATATCCTGGCCTTTAAGCGTAAATATACCCAATGCGAGCCCCACCGCGAGCAGGAAACCAGCAAAATAACCTATCAAACCTTTTATTCTATAAGAATCATCATTGAGAATGCCAAAAAAAACACCCACTGAAGCCGTGATAAAAGTGGCTGCGAGAATCAAAAAAAATGTATCATCCATAACATTTAAAATTAATTTTAGTACTCTTAAATCTGTTATATATAGTTTTTACGACAAAATTTCTCCTTTATCAATACATTTCGTCACAATAATTCATTTAACGCGCTTTAAAACTATATATAACAATTCTACTTCGATAGTTTATAATAATCAACCAACAATTGATAATTATTTTCGTAAAAACGTGACGCGTCTTTTTGTGAATGAAAAGCGATATACGAGTACAACTCCGTGTATGTTTCAATTTGAATGACGGAGCCTCGACATACAATCACGTATTTGGTTATTGATTTATCATTCCACTCACCCCGGGTTATCTCTCCCCCGTAATAAGGCATGAGCTGGGAAATTTTCGCCATCGCGAGCGCCTGCTCGGCTGTTGCGCGATCAATAAATTTATTCCGACACCCTGCCCCGCAAATATCAACACCACTAATTTCTTTGATATCCTCGATTGTGTTAACAATAGGTGTAAGCACAATTCTTGCCGGTGTACTTACACTCTCATCAATCCTATAGCCGGCTGGTACGACGACATTGATTTTCTTAATTTGATCGTTTTTCATATTCAAATTGTTTTAATTTTTCCAGAATTCAGTGTTCAGCATAAATGATCTCTTGTGGTATATACCTCGCTCCCTTAAATCCTGCGCGAACTGGAAAAAGCTGTTTACGTCCGAAAATTCAAAAAGGATTTGTATCGCCTTCACTCCCCTCGTGAGGGGTTTGCCATTAATACTATCAAGTGTTACAATTTTTTCACCTTTATGGCAGACAACCAGATTTTTATACTGGCATGTAAGTAATATATTTATAGCGAGAATCTCCTCTCTTGTAAAAAAATTCGTGTAAATCATAATTATTAATTCCTTAAAGCTTCCTTGTACGCTGATCGTAAACTTTTACCCTCTTTACATAACTCAATTATCCTTTTAATTTTGGGATTGCCCGTTCGAGCCCACCACCATAATCGGACCAATAAGATGAACGAATAATACTCGACCTCCGCTGAAATCATATCAGTCAGGAATAAATCATCTTCCTCGGTTATGCAATATTTTTCATAACGGTTCATCCCATTCTATTTTTACAGTACACATATAAGAGCCCGGGAGACGACACTCTACCGCGTCTTTCTCGGATGAATGAACAATGGCGCTATTTGTGTATACTTTTTCACCATTATAATACAGGTTTATCCACCCTTCTTTTTTCACAGTAGCCATGAAAAGGTCATTTTCATCCCTTGTATTTTCATGAAATCTACCTTGTAAATTGTATGAAAGAAAATTCTCGTAGACGCCTTCATCTATCAATGCCACTATCGAACATCCATTGACACTCCTTCTATCAAAACAAATAATTCTCGCCGGTTTACCATCTCTCGTGCATACAGGATGCCCGGCTTTAGCTAATTCAATATCAAATGGTTTCATGATCTTTTTTCTACTTTTACAATACTATCAATTTCAATAGATAAATATGGATTCATCCCGTGTGGACATACACATGCTCGAATAACAATGTTACCAAACACGTCTGGTTCATCCTTGTAATCGTCAGTCATTATACATACCACGGTGCCTGTTTCACCACCATCCATCGTTACCTTATCGCCGAGGTTCAGGTCTTCTAATCTGTACATGATTCTTCTAATGTTGATAATGGTTTGTTAAAATACTTCAATACAACAGCATTATAATTGGTGATAGCTTCCGACATATACCTGAAATTTTTTTCTATCTCTTTTTTCCGTAATCGTTCCTGTTCTTTTTGTGCTTGTTCAAAATTTAGAAAAAAGTATTACCATTACATTCAAACGTCTCATCATTTGGAGATATAGAAATAAAACTATAATCATTGATAGATAATTCTACGTTTTCACCACGTTGCTTAATTGATCTAATCTTGACGGGCTTTATCTTTTCATCATAAGCAATATACACATTACTTGATATGCTTAAATCTTTAACTTTCATACTTAATTCTCCTTTTCTAAATAAAAACTATTTCCACACTCTTCGTCAGTGCATTCAAAGTACACGGATTCACCGTTATCAAATCTCTCTTTTTCTTCATCCGATACCATCTTGTAGCTCCCACACCAAGGGCAGTTACAATACCAACCGTTATCATACCATACTGTTGATGCTGTTAAACTCATGATTTACTGTGTATTCTTTCATGTTCTATTTATTTAAAATGTTCTATTATTTCTTCCTTTGTTGCTCTACGCATAAGCGAGTGATCAGCGGTTCCCTGTTTAATATATACAAGTGACCCTTTTGGATAATAAATTCCGGCTCTTATCACATGGAATGATTCGTTATAAACAAAATACTGTTTTTCATCGGTATCATCTCTCATGCCAGCCAAGGCGAGGAATAAGTTTTCGTTTTCTCCACAATCATAAGCACCATACTTGTTTAATTCGGGTGATGGTATAGCAAAACCACAGCTCACGGTTGTTAAACAAGGGGAATCAAAAATATCCAGCAGTACCGTGTACCCCAGATCTTTTAGCTTACCACGAAGTTCCGTGGTATTTTTTCTTATAAAACAAGGTGTTATAAACATGGTTTAAAATACAGGGTCATAATCATCATCTTTACATTCTAAAGCATGGACAAAAGGGCTGTTATCTATGTACCCTACTACATTACCACATCGTGCACAATAAAAAAACTCCCAATGTTCAGGGTACATTTTTTTATTCCCAGTTCCATACATGACTTTACAGCCACAATGAGTACAGAATTGATAAGGGTGAATCTCGACTGTTCCATCTTCTATGTACGTTACCTTAACCATCGAGAGTAACTTTCTAAGCTTTGATTTATTTATTATTCTACCTAATATTCTTTTTTTTAATTTCCGTGGTAGTCTTTTTATTCCGAAATAATTGTAATACTGTGCTGTCATAACTAATCTTTTAATAATGACTATTTCTCTTGTATTGTTTTTAAAATCTCTAACGCTCTAAATAATCCTTCCTCCATAGCTTCCTCGTATGTCTTTTTTCCGGCATAACTTTCTGTTATTTGATTGTATTCTTTTAACCTGCCATTAGCGGATGAATCGTATAATTGCCACCACCAGTCCAAATCATCGACTCCTATCATCACGTGAATGTGGTGTTTTTCTCTAATCCATTTCTGTAATAATGATTGTGATGGTGCCGAAAATCTATCCGTGTACATACCGTTATAATTAAAAATAAGATCATCTATTTCGACACCATACCCACCACCATCATTATATTCATTTGCAGGATATTCACTATTATCACAATAGTAATAGATACATTTTTCACGAAATCCTAACTTCTTGGCCAATATCGCTGTTTGTTTACTTATTATTTGATCCATGCTAAATCTCTTGTTTAAGTTTCTTTACTATCCATTCCCCAAAGTCGTCCTGTATCCTGGCTGCTTCTTCGCTTGGGAGGTTTAAAGCCCCGCATCCGGTTAAATGTCCCCAGCCACGAATACTCAGAATATTTATTCCGTTTATGGATATCAGGCAATTACTGTGATACTTTACTTCACCTTTCACCGCTTGTTTACTATCCCCGTTAAGAATATCGATTATGGTTTGCTTTGTTTTAATATTCATTCTTAACTCCCAGTCAAAGCAACGAACTCCTTCTTCCGTTTCAACCCAAGCCCCGAACATATCGTGGAACGGTGGCTTGTATATATCGTCAAACTTCATTGTGCTCATCTATTTATACGGGTTAACTTCTAATGATTCAACATTCACGTACTCACCCGAATCTAAATTGAAGGCGATGTGTCGGGAGTATAGGTATTGGAACATATGCCATTGGTTTTCCATTTCTTTCCATATGCCATTCCTCAATAGGCAAAATTTATTAGGTTCATACCAAAATAACAAGCGATTATTTTTTGCCATATCCCCATTTATTACCCATCCGTTTTTAAAATTGGTAGCAATTTTGGCCAGTTCTATCAATGGTATTTCCTTCCCGTGTTCGGTTTCTATCTCTTTTGTTAGACAGTCGGGAGGAAAAAGAATAGGACACATTTCATCGTGTCCACCGTCTGATACTATTTTATTTCCTTCAAAAGACAAGCAAAACTTACCCTTAATTGTATCTATAGCCAATACATCGCATGCTTTTTCATGAAACATAACTTTTACCCCGTACCCGCAGTACGGGAGTATCTTGTTTAATTTTTTTGAGATTCATGTCGTTTTAATTATGATATTTTCATAGGTCTTCTATTTTAGGTTGTTCTGCGTTTAGTATCGAATTTACATCAATACGATACCCTGCTGAAAAATTAAACACGTCTATCCATACAATAGACGCTGATTCTGCACATTCCATTCTTTGCTTCTCGCAAATCTTGTTGGTAAAGTTTTGAAGGGCTTCCGTGAACATGGAATCCTCGATAGCTGCATGATAAACTGGATTCGAACTTTGAACCAATTCAGATTCGATAAGTTCCATTTTCTTCTCGTAATCCGGGCAGAACTTTTCGATAAATTCTTCTTGCGTCATAGTCAATAGTTTAAGTTTTGGTCACCTTATTTGTAAGGCTACCAGATTATTACATTTTGCTCCCGACATTCATTGTCGCCGTTTATTAATGCATAGTTTTCAAATACGTTCCCTATAACAGTCCATTCTTTTACTTCATGTGAATAAAAGCTATCAATGGATGTGTAGCTTATTAGTCCGTCGAATCCATTAGCATAAGATGCAATTCCCCAGCAGGTATCGAACCACATAATTACTCCAACAGAGTTATTCACATCCTGGATAATGTCACCTTCGTAAACTTCCTTTCCATTCTTGTCAAGGAAACCGATGAACTGACCGACTGTTTCAGGTATAACACCAACCCATTCATCCGGACTGATCTCAAAAAAACATCATACATCTTTCGTTTAATAGTACCACGAGAGATTGTCATGCTTTTAACCCATTCGTTTCTGTTCACACGTTTACCTCTAAATTTTATTGTTCTCATTTTTGATCTATCTATTAATTCCACTCCTGTTTTCATACTTTAAATTGTTTATAATCATTCATTAATTACGCTATAATTGCCAAATACGTCATTCGGAACAATTCGACCTTTATTCTTAAAATGAGAAATAATTTTATACGCCCACGTGCAGTCTTTCACGAATTTTAGTTGTAATTCTTTTGATGAAACAGTGTCTACCGTACTTATGTATTCATCTACCATTTTTATATCACGAGCATACTCACGGTCTTCTCTCATCTTATCCTTTATATGTTCCGGTATAGTGTCTTGCGCATCCGGGTTAAATGTTATACATTTCATATCGTTTTCTTATGTGTACTTTTTTAACTCTTTTCGATCTATAAAGAATGCCACGCAAATATGATTATTAGGTAACCCTATTGATTGTAGGGTTGCGGATTCCGCACACTCTTTTTTTTCAACTCCAAAACCGATAATATATCCACGGGCATCCGTTCTCACTTCTGCGACTGTGTTTGACATGATAATTCCTTTGTTATCGTCTTTCGCCATTTTTACGATAGCATCTAAAGTATTGAATTTGTTTATTGCACTCCACTATTTCAGCATAGGTGGAGTATTTGGTTACCAGTATCAACCTAATGCTTCCTATCTCTTTTTCAATTTCATTGTAATTGGGATCGAACTTTTCTAAAAATTCTTGTTGTGTCATAACTTCTTTGTTTTTAGTTAATTAATCTCGTTTGTTTCAATACCTAAAGATGTAAAAAGTATACTTATCTGCCAAATTATTTCGGAGAATTTTTGATTAAAAAATCTGAAAAATAAAAGAGGGTTATATTTCTATAACCCTCCTAACTAAAAACATGCTTATTATGGAACAAAACAATTATAAAAGTTTCTTCAATTCAATGATACCATCCCAAATTTAATAAGTAGCTCATACGCCTCGGGAAATTCCTCCTTTATTTGTTCATACGTCGATAATTTAATTAACATGCCCTTAAATTCATTGTAAAGTCCACATCTTCTTCTTTTTAGAACCCACAAATCATCCATAATACTATTGAATATATCGGATTCAGCGTTGGGTAATTTGATGCAGTTACCTTTAACCGGAATATTTGTCCAACAGTCGTAAGCTTCATATAATTGACAACCATCCGTGTTAGTGTTGTAACGAATCATTACATTGTTATATTTGAAATAATCGGGGCATTCAGCATAAGCGGCCCTTACAATATCAGGTAGATTTAATAAAAGATAACGCTCCAGAAACTTATATGCCTGCAGTCTTTTCGCCATTATATCGCTGGAAAATTTCTGTGAAGATAATATATTCACGATTTTTGACGCCATCTCACAATTAATTCTTTCAGAAGTCATACTTTCTCATTTATGTTTACAACATAAAGATATACATTTTATATCAAATAAATAAGCAAAAACATTATATTTTTAACTCACAAGCGCCACCAGCACACCCTTGCGCAGCGAGGGTATCAACATCAACACAATGATCCTCCCACTTAACGCAAGCATTCCAGTCAATTGATTTAATATTTTTGAGATTTTGCCATTTATGGTATAAATGCACATGTTTCACACAATTTTCCGTTAATTTTAAATCACCTTCAAGGTATTTTATCGCAAAATCACGAAAACGCCGAACCCAGTCATTTCTTTTATCATTCTTTTCACGTAAAAACGAATGAATAGCATTAACATCGGACACCTTAACACCCCTAATATCAACAAGAAATGCACCCTCGGTCATATGGGCAACAATAAATTCTCCAACATCCTCGGGTGAAAATTTTAATACCTTGCTATTCCTTCCCATCGCAGCATCACACGCAACCCATAAATCGCCATCAAATGCCTCCAATCCATCAATGATTAAGCCTCCCGCCAAAATTGCCCCTGCCCCGTACTTATCCGCTAATTCTTTTTCATCCAAAACTGAAGTATAGGGGGCTTGGGGGTACAATAAATCACCACCCTCAGGTAAAAATGATATTCCCGAAAACACCCCCCGGTTCTCCCATACAAATTTTCTCACATCATCCCATTCGTCCTTACCCACAACGCAGGTGTTTGAAACATTCATCCTTACCTTTTTCAACTCAGGATGAGTGATATAAAAATCATGATCCAAATTTGTTCCCGCTTCAATCCAATTTTCTTTTGTTAGCTTAACAAGTTTAAGAAATTCAATCGCGGATAAATCCTCTTTCACCAACACATTTTCATTCAATTCAACCGGAAATGAGACAACACTCGTATTTTCCTGATCATACGCAGCGCGCTCAACAGCATTAGGATTATACATTGAAAAAACCTGGAGAGCTTGCTCAGTGTTCGCTGCCTGTATGTTCCTTATCATTCGACGGAAATGAAACGGTGAAATCCCTGATGATGTACAATTCAACATTTGAGATGAATTACCCGAAGGTTTTATAACAGTACACCGAGCTGCAAAGTTAATACCAATCAAACGGGAAACTTCCTTGTTAATTTGCCTAACCCTCTCTGCACCCTCTCTCTGTAGCTCAGGGTCGAATAAAAGCTGGGGGTTTTCACACATACCCGTTATTCCAACCCCGATTAATGAATCTCTCTCCGCTATAAACTTTGACGCGGGAGATAATATATCGCTGAAATTTGTCCATGACGCTTGGATTGTTCCCAGAATAGCTGCTGCTTCACACGCTTCAAGAAACTCTTGCCGGGTTTTAACCATGGCACCATTTATCTCAGTGAGATTGCAGAAAAAGAAACCATATCGTTTTTCACCATTTATCTCACACTGAGGGTAACCCGCAACCTCACAGTTATGAACAAAAACACCCTCACTGTTCCCATAATCGGCATCACCTTTTGTTATAATTGCGAAGTTATGCTCCGGGCAATCCATCTCGACATCATACACCCCCTCGATAATACCTTCATCAACGACAGAAACAACATATACCGATTCGGCAAGATAATCTAACGAAGGTTCTTCTTTAGAAGTGTATGTAGGGGTGACCGGGTCTCTATACTCTAACTCGCCAAGCACATATTTCACATACAAAGACCACGAACCGCTAAATCTATTTTTTGAAAACCCTGACGGGAAACGGTCGTCGATACTTTGACAATTCTTCCTTGTCAGATTCTTTCCTTGTCTGAGTACCTCTCTACCTATTTCGATAAGATCTTCCCCCGAAAGACCTGAATATCGGCCATTATTTTCAAGAAAACTTACCACCTTGGCCGCTTCAATTACCCTATTTTTATCCGCTTTATGGATAGGATTGTTTTCACCTATTCTTTCAGCGCCCGTTTTACGTAGATGGTCCCCTAACGGTAATAACTGTAAATTAGAAATAAAATCACCTACCGAGTTATCAATATGATCAATTTCTTGCCCCTCTGGTTTCTCACCATTATAAAATTCCCAGATCATTCTGTATTGACGGGCGTATCCATTAGCAAAACTATTGATCGTTCTGTATTTTCTTTTCTTTGAAGAAAAGAACTTGGATAATACCACGCCCTCACTTTCACCCGCTGCCACGTAATTTCCGTTAACTGTTCGTAGTGGGTGATCAGGTGTACAGTTGATAACTGAACCGTTTGATAGCACGACTTTCACCACCTTCTTTTCACCTGTGCAAAATGCTCTCCCGTATTCTATGCAAACCTTACCCCCTTTATTCTTGTAATAAATAGGGGTCTTCTCACCTGCTTCAGCGAGTTCTTTTATGGTAACACCATTTCTACCATCGGCCACGGCAACAATCGTATCACCTGTAAAACAACACGGATTGTATACAATATCTTCGTGAGGAATGAATATCGTAGCAGGTTCACCAAATTCCTCGATGTATTTAAATAAACGATTATAAACAGCTTCAGGTGTTGAGGGAAGAATAGCTGCTGAATTATTCGCCCTGCTTAATTCGGGCATCTCAACCCACCACTCACCTGTTTTACAACTGATCATATCCTGATCATCAGCGTCAAATTGACAAAGAAGCGCTGCGCGACGCACACCCCCTGATATAACCGCGTCAGCGATAATACATGCCAAACGATGTAATTCAAACGATGTTAATTTTCTTCCGCTCCATCTTTGTAAAAGTTTATCCATCTTCTCCAAACATTTCCGCAACGGTTCAGGCCCTGGCGCGCGAAAACCCCCGGTTATAAATGAACCCTTTTTTCGAATAGATGAAAAATCAAAACGAACAGGCGCCTCATGATAATAATAGCTTTTAATCAATGCATCAACTGCAAGTGACCACCCCTCAACACTATCATCAATGTTGATTAACCTACTCTTCTTACTTCTGTCAACACCCCAACACTCTGGAAGCTGTTGTATATGACATTTTTGAACGGAATAACCACAACCACAACCACACAGCAAAAGATACATCAACTCCTTGTAAAACTCAACCCGATTAATATAAGAACCGCAACAATTAAACTGGCGGGCTGCATGTTTAATCATAGGTTCTCCACCAAATTGAAGAGCACGCTGCGCACCTAACACTCGTTTCTTCTTATACATCGAAGTTGCAAATTCAAAAAGTTCGTTTAACCGAGGTTGATTCAACAACAAGCCTAATTTCTCGCGGTGCATCTCCATAACACGATCAACACTTTCCTCCCAAGTTTCTTTCCTCCCATTAACGGTACGGGCATACTTACTGATGAAGACATAATCACCAATTTCCTTTCGTTTACAAACTTTTTCCATAACACTTTAATAATGAAAATTTTTAAAATAATTTATATCATCCCGAGAAATAATCAACGCAATCGGAATATTTGATGACTGCAGTGTAAGAGGTACACAAGGTGCATTCCAAACCCGGTGCCATTTTTTCTCGTTAACTAATTCATCCACTAAAGCATTAAAGATACGATTTTCAACCATAATCAATAAAGGTTTAGGCCTCCTTTCTTTATCATTTTTACAAGCCAATTTTTCATATAACATATGGTTTGTAATTTGCTCGTCCGTGGGGAGGTGATCCTTGGCATTTTTCAATTTATTCGCACATATAAGACTCCGATTACTCCCACTCTGTGATTCAATATAATATTTCTGTATTCGCGTTTTCATAACATCTTTCTTTATACGGTATAAAAATTAATTCATCTTTCGCTCTTGTTACCGCGACAAATTGTAAACATCTCTCTGCCTCGAGCTGCGCGTCCGTTGTCGCGTATTTACTTGGGAGTAATTCATTGAAACCCAATATAAAAACTCTCTTTGCTTCCAACCCCTTGCTCTTATGGATAGTCGATAGTGTGACACACTCTTCTTTCCCTTCCGTGAAAATATCTTCAAGCATCAACAATGCCATTCTTATCGATCCATAGTGAGATATCAATATCTTACAAATTGCAATTCTTTCAAAAAGAAAAATATATGATTCATTACTCTTATAATTATTTATCCCCTTCTTTTTCAGCTCGTTTTGTTTCTCTTCAAGCATATCTACCCACCTAACACCCGATTCAGCTCGTAATAATAATGCCCATAAACTTTCCCTGTAATCTTTTCCCAATATCGTTGACCTTACACCTAATTGTGAAAAGTAAATGAACACTTCAACAAGCGGCAAATTATTTCGACACAAAACGTAATCACCGGGCATAACTTCCGAAAGTTTTCCTTCTCGTACAACTCCCTCCCGGGCATCATCCAAACACTCTATATTCTCCGAATATTTTTGAGCAACCTTCACAATATTTTTCGCACACCTATAAGTCAACTTCATAGGTAATACCGCGGTGTTGGGTCGATCACGTAATAATTTAAACGAATCCGTGGAGCTACCCATGAAAAAATAGATGCACTGCGAAAAATCTCCCGCTGTAACCAACCTCCCCGTGGGCTTTAGCATTCTTAAAACCAGTTCTCTCTGCAATGGATTTAAATCCTGCGCCTCGTCTAAAAAAATAACATCGTACTTGGGAAATAAATCCGCGGATATGTGTTTATACGTTAAATAAAGTTGGTCAGTAAAATCAATATCCAATTTATCGCCGTCGTTACACATTTCTTCCTCGACTTTATATATAAACAATTTTATATCTTCGTAATAATGATCATCAAAATCAACGTCCCATCTCAAACAAACACTTTCCACCTCCTCCCGATTGTTGATATCAACAAGGTTCATACGAATCAACGAATACAACTTTGAGATATTAAATATTCGTTGATTAATTCCTTTTGTGTCAGTATTCCATGAAGGAACAAGATATTTTTTACATATTACGTAATCTCTCCATTGTGAAAGTCTGAATCGTGCACGCATATACTTCAATAATATGGAGTAAGCTTTACTGTGAAGAGTTTTAACTTCTGCTCGCCCCAATATCTTTCTTTCTAATTCCTCGACAATACTCTTATTGAACGCTAAAAACAAAACTTTTTTACCAAAAGGTGTTTTCTCAAGTAATTTTAATAACATGAATGTCTTTCCCGCGCCTGCCGTTGCGTTTATAAATATATTTCTGTTCGAATATAAATATTCATCTAAAATCGCTTTTTTGTACTTATCTAATTCCATACCGCTAATTATTTTTGTTTAAATCTCTTCAAAAGTGACACAACCTCACTCATGCCTTTATTCACACCATCGACAACTTTTCTTTTCGCATCAATAACTCGCATCATATCTATATCAATTGAATGCGGACAAATTGCGTAAGTAACATTAATCGCTTTCTTTTGACCTAAACGTTCGAGACGAGCGTTCGCTTGGTCTAAATCAACTGATTTAATAGGAAGTTCGATATAAAGTATGTTTGAACAACATTCCTGTAACCCATCAGTCCCCACGCCAATCGATTCAATATTTGCAAATATAATACGTTTATCAATACTATCCCTGAATGATTCCACGATGGCCTGTTTTTTCTTCGACGACAACCCTCCCTGTATCAAAAATGAAGGGAATAATCCATGTAATTTTTTTAACGGGTCTCGTCGATGACCAAATACTAATAATTTTTCATCTTCATTTGACTCGAGCCATTCACTTATTATTTTAATTAAATGTTTCATTTTACCCTCAATAGATAGTTTTCTCAAAACATTCAATCTCACCAAACCCTTCGCCAATTCAGCCCTTCGAGCTTGTTCTATATCAATATTTTCCAAATATTCAATAAGATTACTCTCCGCCAACTTATATTCCTTTTTATTCGAAAGCTCAACATCAATTTCTGTTTCAATCAATGCGGGTAATTCCTTCAAAACATCTCTCTTTTCAACGCGAACATAACAGTAGTGTGTGAGTATTTCATATAACTCATCAATATATCTCGCACCCCTATATTCCCACCTGTTATCTATTTTTTTACCATTACAATACCTGCAAATAAAATCACCCCACCCACTATTTTTTTTATTATCGGGCCAAATATCATTGAACCTATCAATAATCATCAGCGGATTAATTATTTCAGCGGGTCTATTAACAGCAAGTGTACCAGTCAGACCATATGCCCTTAACGCTTTCTTCGCAACATGTCTACAAATCTTGCTTCGAACTGACCCACTATTTTTTAAATAATGAATCTCATCAAAAAAAACCATTGAATAATGAAGTTTTAACCACTCCGGGGATCTGTACACAACTTTTTTACCATCCGCCTTTCCCAGTATATCATAATTAATAATATACACGTCCGCGCAATCATCAACTTTATCTTTTGATTCTATCACCTGAATTTTTCTATTAGGAATCCACTTCAACCACTCTTTTGCCCAGTTATATTTTACCGTCGCGGGACATACAATTAAAACAGGGAATGATTCCATCACTTCAGCATGCAATATCGTGACACCTGTTTTCCCGAGCCCACAATCCATACCATTTATCGCCCCGGGGTGATTTAACATGTAATGCAACACTTTAACCTGATAATCACGGGGTTTTCTCAAAAGATTCTTGTGATTTAAAATATTTTGAAGTTCATCAAGAGAAATAATTTCATCTTCTCTTTCCCAAACAAAATTTTTTCTGATATCAATTTTCTGATTCACATAATTTCTCTTACTCAAAAAATCATCAATCCTTCTCTTTTGCGAAAAATAAGTGTAAATGGATACATAAAGTTCCCTTGTCTGCATGTTATACCTACCCCCAAACGATTGAAACCATTTTATATCAGGTGCATGAATGTTACCACCTATATAAATGTAATCATCTTCCCTGTAATAATAATTTATCATTTTAAAAATTCACAAATATCGTCCCACTGTTCAGCTGTTAAAATTTTAACACCCAGTTCTCTCGCCGTGGTAGTCTTCGATGAATTACTACTTAAATCTTTCACTATTAAAAGATCCAATTTTTCTGAAACTCCCGACACAACTTTATGGCCCATTTCCTTTATCTTTTCCTCGAACTGTTTATCGCGAAATCCCGAAAAACAAACCCGCTTCGCATCTTCTCTGTTCAGTTGTTTTTCGACAACATACCAATCAAAAAATTCAAATGGAAACTGCTTACCCCAAAGCGAAAATTCTCGCATTCCTTTAATAAATGATCTCGCAGTCAATTCACCCACGCCTTTTATTGAAAGCAACACTTCCAACGGAAAAGCGGTTAGTAAAAATGAATTATTTATAAACGCAGGGTTCACGGTATTAAAAATTAATTGACATACCTTCTCCCCCAGTTCTCCATGAAAAATATTTAAGGCAGTTAACAGGCGGGCAAGTGGCACTTTTCCTATACCTGATAACTGCCTTTTAAGAGAATAAAAGGACTCCTTACCGAATCCATCAATCCGCACCCAATCCTCGATATTCAAATCCAATAAGATCGAATGAACACTCCTATAGCCCGCATTATATAGTTTTTGAATAGTGGGTCTTCCCACTTCCTCTATATTCATCGTTTTAAAAAAGAAAAGCATCTCTGACACTATCTTTTGCTCACAATCAGGATATTCACAAACCAAATCAACATAATTTTTATCCCACTTCATCACCTCGCCACAAGACGGACACACAATCATTTCATCCATCATATTTCTGTATTCATTGTCATTGTACTCAACAGTCGATAAATGCTTGGGTATCACTTCCCCACTTCTACATACCTCTATCAACGCACCCTTGCAAATATGATTATCAACAATATATGAAGCGTTATACCCCGAAATATTTGTCACAGTAACACCGGATAATTCGATAGGATTTATCTCAATAACAGGAATTGCACACCCATCTTTACTTATCTGCCATTTAATATCCTTCACACGGACCATTTTTTTCTCATTCCAACTGCTTAGTTTTAACGCAACCGCGTATTTAGGATTACCATTTATATGTCTACCCATTGATCTCCTCACACTTAATTTATTCACTTCAATAACGAGGCCATCTATATTATACTCATCCCCCATTTCAGCGAATAATTCATCAAATGTTATCGCTGACGCGTTTAATATCCCGGACTTTGTTATTTTCACATAACATGTTTGCCCCAAAAGCTGTAATTGTTTTTCCTTATCAAGCTCTTCACCCATTCCGTACCGCACAAAATCAATATCCTCCATCACTCTCTCGTTGAAATTATCGCCGGTAAATTGGCCCGCCACCATATTACGTGCTGTTTTATATTCACCTGACTCAAGATATTTCATAAAGGACGACTTTTTCATAATCGCCTCACCCCAGGAAATCCCGTAAATTTTTTCACCCACGCACATATGGCGGAACCTATCAATTGATAACTGACCCTCTCGACCGTCTCCACGCGTCCACACTTTTTCATCATCCATTGATAAAAGGGATATTCCATCATACTTAGGTGTGATGATAAATTCTTCATCATCACTAAATTCCCTCAACCATGCATTCAATTCGTCCAGACTTTTAACTTTTTCTAAGCTAAACATTGGATAAGGTAATTTTTGTACCCGTGATTTTCCCTTCACACCCTCAATCACCGCGGTATTAACAAGCGGATTGTTTGGGTTCATCTCTCTCAACATGTCCATCTTTAAATCCCATTCGCCATCACTCATAATGGGATTGCCCTCCCTGTATGCCTTATTCGCTCTTTCTATCTCTTCAGCAAGTTCCTTTTCTTCCATAACTTCTTTGTTTTTAGTTAATTAATCTCGTTTGTTTCAATACCTAAAGATGTAAAAAGTATACTTATCTGCCAAATTATTTATCGTCTTTTTTCTTTCGAATATTTTTCGGAACCTTTTTAATCGATGATTTTTTCTTCTCAAGTAACGGTCTTAATTTTTTTTCTTTCTTTAATTTATCGCTAACACCCCTATTTTTATCAACATCACTTAAACGAGTCTCTATTGATCCCTCAATTAATTTTACTTCTCTCTCTGTTCTTTCCCTTAATAATGACAAAAGCCGTGAGCGTTTATCTTCGATAACTTCGGCTTCCTTGGTGTCGCTCACCTCAATAACTTCCTGTATGGGTTTAACATCCTCAATCCACTGTTGAGAACGCTCCTTTAAAACACTCCAATCGGTGTTTCTGATAATATCACCTGGTAATTGTATATCACCAGTACTCAATAATGTTTTGCCAAACCCTGAATAATCCTTATAATAAGATGAACAAAGCTGCCCCACCAATGTGTACGGTGACAAACCCATTTTTGCGGCGACAAGACCTATAACTATAACATTAACAGGGAGTCTTTGAAGCGAAATTTTTGTATTCTCAATTCCATGTACAGTTGCCGCTATATCTATTTTACCATCAACAGTCAAATAAAGTTGCTCACCCTTGCACTCTTTCCTGGCCTGTTCCAATATCTTTATTATCTCACTCGAATAAATTTGTTTTTGTTCCCTGTTAAATTTTAATTGATAGGTAGTAAGTAAATCATTAAGAACTTCTAATCTTCCCGCTTCCGTTGCAACCCTAAACTCGCGATTTTGTTGAATAAATATCTTTCTTCTCGCTTCAATTTCACTCTTATAACGCACATAGAATATTTTAAGGTCTTTAACGGAAATATTGATTTTCCTATCCTTCAACATTTTATGTGCGTCATCAACAGTCATATATGATCCAAACCAATGCAATATTGTGTCTGAATACTCAACGAGTAAAATTGAAAGGTCTAATTTATCCCTCACGACACCCTCAGCGATACCCCTCAATTGTTTCAAATAGGAGAGATAAGGGAGAGCGACCTCTTGCCGCATTGAGATCGCTTTTGTGATATCATCTTCGGTGCCTCCCTGTATTGATATCACCCCCTTAATATTTGCCGAAGTGACATCTATCTCCCTTTCCTTACCGGATCTATCAAAGAAACGATAAATTCCCTTTCTAAATCTATTCCACCACTCTTCATACTCGACATAATCAGCGTATACACGCGTTAATTCTCGATCATCCTTCTCTTTAACAACAAAAGGCAATGAATCTTCAACAGATTTTCTCAATTCATCTCTTCTCGCCTTAGGAAGGTCGATTTTTAAAGGTTTTATAGCCATAACCTTATAAATTTATTTCTAATCACGGATATAATCCTCACAAATAAAACATCTTGCCGCCTCAAATATCATGGCCTTATCATTTTCCACAAGGGCAATTGTATGCGGGGAATGATTTTCCGCGAGGTATCTTATTAAAGGTTCCACGACTTCATCAAAAGTTTGTTCCCGGGATTCTAACCAATTCTCAAACTCATGTTCTAATTGTTCTTGTTCGCTCGCTTCTAACGAGGAAGCATCTGACCGGGAGTTAAAAAATTCGTGTAATAAATTGATTTTCATGACTTTAAATTCCAAAATTTACTTTATAAATATATAAAAACTTATCACTACCAAACTTCATCGAAATTTTAGGTGAACTCGCTGTAAGGCTATCAATACTCGCCCTGTTACCAATCGAATTAAAACTCCTATTTTTAATAATATCCGTCAATTCAATCGCATCAATCATTTCATGATAAGGTTGGTGAAATCCTTTAGGATTGAACGCCCCCTTCATCATCCAAAATTGCTCATACCCCATGATATCCGTTACCAAAATATCAAATTCAAATTTTTCGACCAACATCCTGCAAAAATCATATTCTTCTTTAACCATGACTAATCCAAATTAAAACCTAATTGCTTCTTTTGATAATACCTCTTTTTCTCCTCGTCCTCCTTTTTCACTTTCTCGTTTCGCTTTTTTATCCACTTCTTTTTATCCGAATCTGATAGAGATCCAAACCGATTAAAATTCAATCCAACAGGTCCCTCTTCAGGTTTTACATATTTCATCGGTTTCCCGCAAATTTTACATTGAGGATAAGTCACAGGGAGCAATTCCCCGTCAACCAAACGAAAACTGACTGAAGCGAATGTTTCTTTTTCGCCTTTCCTCTCACAATTCTCGTTATCGCAAACAAACTTTGGCATATCACATATTTTTTCTTTTCAAAAATGTCGCTATAAGTAAACTATCACACTTATTATCATCCATTTTTGTACACCTTTCAGTCCTTCTTAAATCAATACCTGGGTATAATTGCTGGCAAGCTTTTATGCTTGTTGCCTTTGTATCAGTTACCTCGGTTTTCCCACTTGCTGATTTTTTTTTCACTATTGAAATACCCCTCCACATTTCTTTTTGCCACTCTTTAGGTTTAGGATTAATAAGTGATACTCCGTTGCTGACAACGAAAGCATTTATGGCACCCGCAACGTATCCAAAACTAAATGTCGACCCGGCTGAAGCCCCGAAAATAGCATGTACATCCTCAACACCTACCACTATCTGCTTACCCTGATATCTTTCAAAAATTCCCTTCAACAGTCCATTCAAAAAATGAAGATCCAACTCATTCTTATTTTTCACGGGGATCGCATGAAATATTATTTCACCCTCAGGGTCTAACACACATATAAACCCCTTTAAACCCACATCAATACCTACATAAACTTTACTCATAATTCAATTCTGCTTATATTATTCTCTTTTATCACTTTCAAAATTTTCAACCCCACGGATTGATTCATCACATGAGTTGTTATTAAAATAGGGAAATTAAATTTTGATAACGACTTCGCTATTAATTTCAAACCTAACGAATCAATGCCTTCAGCAATCTCATCAGCAAAAAGAAAGCCCAGACCACCATACGGATTTGTTTCATTGATAATTCTTTGTTGCGCGAGAATCATTGAATATTCAAGCCTTCCCCTCTCTCCCCCTGAAAAAGACCCAAAATCAATCGTATCATTACGAATAATGGAGGGTGTGATCTCTTCCTTTATGGTACCATCAGCTTTCATCTTAAAGCCATCAATTTTCACTTTTAAATCACTTTCCATGTCCTCGAGCACACCATTACAATATTGCTGTATTTTTTTAATACCAATGTTAGATAAATACATTTTAAACTCCTTCATTTTAAAAATCCACCCCGTGATATTATCCAACGCTTCCCGTAAATCCAACACTTTACGCTCACTGACTTGGGCCACCCCTTTCAAACCCTCTAATTTTTCTTGTAAGGACAAAAGACGCTGATTATTCCATTCACTTTTCTCAACCTCGTCAATTTTGTTCATAATCTCACTAATCTCTGCCTCGCACGCCTTTATTCTTCTATCGTAAAGAATAATCTGTTCGTTACTGTTTTTAACAGATGATTCTTTTTTTATTATGTTTTCCTCGATTCTCGAAATTTCTCTCCTTATATCCGATATATGACGATAGTATTCCGCTGATTCTCTCTCAACTTCTCTCCTCTTATTTTTAAAAAGCTCAATTTCATCGTTAATTGCCTTTAAAGTCTTACGTGTATCATCGATTAATATATTCGCCTGATCCACACTTTCGCGAAGTTCAGCTTCTCTCTTCTCCAATGATTGTGGATCAATGGTTGTATCTGATGGTGAAAAACGAAAACCACATTTCGGGCACTTAATAACTCCCTTCAACAATAAGGTTATTTCTGCTATTTTATTATTCGCCTGGTTTGATAAATTATTATATTCACGAAGTTCAATTTCAGTGAGCTCCCTCGCCGTGTCTCTTCTCTTAATTTCATTCAAAATAATTAACGCTCTGTCCTCGAAATTATTTTCCTTAAAACTATTAAGTTTTTCTTTAACAATAAGAAGATTCTTGTTCATCTCACCTATTTCGTCAGTGGCAACCCTTATATTTTCATGGAATCCATCTTTTTCATGCCTAAAATCAACAATACAATTTCTTAGCTCTTCAATATGCTCATTGAAACTCGAAACCTTCACTTTTTTCTCAGCCTCAAACGTATCAGAATCCTCATTTTCAATCTCTACCTTAATCGTCTCAATTGACCCCTCCGTTCGTAATCTCTCGGCCTCAACTACCTCAATTTCCTTTTTCACACTCTCAACACCTTCCTTCATCTCTTTCTCAACTGATTCCATGAATGATGTATTTGAAAACCTCCCTATCAATTGCAATTTTTGTGTGTTTGATGAAGAGAAAAATGACTGAAACCTCTCTTTGTTAACTATATAATAGTTTGAAATATCTTCCTTTGAAATCCCAATCCACTCAATGATAAAGCCATCACCGTCATTAATCGTCGCAAATGAAACAGGCTTTTCGTTAAGGGTAAGGTATAATTCATTACTACCTTTAAAATTTAACACCCGCCTTATCGTCAATATTTCACCCCTAACCGGGCATTTCAAAGATAGAACCAATTCAGCTTTCTTTTCACCCCTTCGTATAAGATCTGCTGATCGTACTTTCTTTCGTGATGTATAATCTAACACGCACATCTCTATCGCCGACTGAATAGATGTCTTACCTGAACCATTGTTTTCCTGACCCTCATCTGTTCTATTTTCTCCCACAATTAACACGGGCCCCGTCTGGAAATCATATTTTAATTCACGAAATGATAAAAAATTGCTTACATTTAAACTAACGGGTGTTATCATAATTCAACTAATTTATTTCTAACCTCATCCAAAAAATAAGAATTTTCACGCATCAATTGCTTCACACTGTCGATACCCTGGCCAATATTGGTTCCATCATAGGAAAACCAAGAGCCCTTTTTAATGATAATTCCAGCTTCAATTGCCATGTCCGCAATCTCCTGTAAAACATCTATTCCCACACCGAAGGTTATAAGAAATTCTGCTCTCCTGAATGGGGGCGCAACCTTGTTTTTAATGACCCTTACTTTCGTTTTAACTCCCGTAACCGTATCATCCCCATCGACCTTTTGACCATTTTTTGATATCTCAACACGCTGTGATGCGTAAAATTTTAAAGCCAAACCCCCTGGTGTTACATTACCTGAACCATACATACAACCTATTTCTTTTCTGTACTGGTTAATAAACATAACTAAACACCCATTTTTCTTTGCTTGTGTCGCAACAATAGGAATCTGTGTTGATAATAATCGCGCCAATACACCGATCTTCGCATCACCAACCTCACCAGCAATGACAGCTTTGGGCTGAAGGGCTGCGACGGAATCAACAACAACAATGCCTATTTCTGGATAATTCACCATTTTTTTTAAAATCGTTAACCCTTGCTCAGCATTATCAGGTTGGCACAACACAAATTTATCTTCACTTAAATCAACTCCGATGCTTTTCGCGTAATCCAAATCAATTGATTGCTCCATGTCTATATAACCAACAGCCCTGCCTTTTTCACTTTGACACTGCCTGCATGCAGTTAATGCAATTGTTGTTTTGCCACTCGATTCCATACCCACAATTTCAACGATTCGACCCATTGCCCAGCCACCGCCCAACGCTTTATCAAATGATACTGAGCCTGTACCCATTCTATCGACTTCAACATAATCGCCACAAACAGCCTCCTTACCAAAATCTTTTTCTATATCGTTTATTAATGCTTTCAAATTTGCCATATCCATTTCTATTTAAAATAAGCGCTTAAATGTTTCACGCCCTCATTCGAATCATAACCCCTTTCTTCACAAAAAGACATAAATAGTTCTTTAACATCAGATTTTGAAAGTCCACCTGTATTTAGCTCAAACTTATCACATAAATCATTATCACACTGGATTATATCGCGGCAGTTCTTCTTAAAATCTATACCCTTTTCCAAAAACACATTTTCATCAATCCCCTTCAATTGTGCTTGGTCCCCTTGCACAACAACTCTATAATAGGCGCGGGTTGGGTCCAAATCATTACACAACTGGCTTAATTGTTTTTTTGTTAGATAGTCGGCGTTTAATTCTATTTTCACATATTCTTTAAAATCCCCTTTCACAAAATCACCAACAGAACCATCAGAGAGTAATAATGTAAATCCTTTAACTGAATCTTCGCCAAAATTCTTTTGCCTTATCGCGGGAAGATGAAACACATTGTGTGCAGGCGCTTGTGAGTTATGATAATGACCCAAATACACAGCAGCAAAATCATTAAACAATGAGGGTTTGATTGGACTTTCAACAACTGATCCATCATTGTTCACACTTCCTTGTAATGCGATATGGCTTAAAAGTACTATTGACTGCTTATCCTCGTTCGAGAAATTACTTATACTTTTCTCATAAACATTTAACCAGGTTGCATCGTCAAAAAACGGAATAAATAAGAAACTCATACCTTGCGTCCCCGGTGGCGTATAATTAAAGCAATCCGATATCAAATGAAATCGGGGATAAAACTTAAATGGTGTCAAAAAACTATTAAATGAATTATACAATGTTTTGTCATGATTACCCGGAATACAAAACATATCAACACCAGCAGTATTACATGCACTCAAAATATCACTAAACGCTGTCAACACACTTTCCCTTTGCGCGACACGGCTATCAAAAACATCTCCCAGACAAAATAGAGGGCATTTGTATTTAACACATAACGCAATCTGCTGTGAAAGTAATTTTTGAATCTCACCAATATTATCCTGTTGTAAATGCCAATCCGTTGAGACAACAGCAACAATTTTCTCTGTTTCCATGTAAAAAGGATTAAAATAACGGGATTATACGTCCCGTTATTATTTTATTCAATAAAAATTCTACTTACCCAGAATTTTTTTTCTTAAATTCTCTTTGACTGCTGCTCTGTCTGCCTCACTCAATTCTTCTGGGTGTGCTGATGGTTGCAGGGCATTATCCTCTTCGCCTTCCTCGTTTTCATTTTGCTCGAACGGAAGTTCTTCTCCCTCCACTGCTAAATAATACCACTTTTTTAAAACATCACCTTTAACATAGCCAGGTAATGAACAGCCCTCATAATTCTCATCGATATACTCCTTTAAAAATTTACGCATTTTAATAGGAGTAATTTCCTCGGTCTCCTCGTTGCTGAGTGCCTCTGATAATGCGTCGCCCTCTTCCTCGCGAGGAACAGGAATAACCTTCTTCAATTTTTTGATGATATCCTCAAACTCCTCGGTCGCTAAAATGTTAAACTCGGGATTTTGTTTTTCAAATTGGCGTAGCCCATTCAGAGCCAATTCCAAATCTTTCGTTGTGTATGAATCGATGTAAAGTGAACGCAACGAAGGTTTTGATTCAAAATCAATCAACTCAGCGTCAGTAATCTTCCATTGATCAAAAAATTCTTCCCACGATTGACCTCTCTTTGGCGTCACAGTATCAATATCGTAGGTGGTTTTACCTTTCTCGTTCTCACTCCGCGTTATACTCAAAGGAAAACCATCATCCGGTGATGAAAAAATATCGAGGCTCACAATTGAATCACTGTCATCTGTTTGCTCAGCAGATTTTTTTTGCATATCTTTAAACCACTTATCCCTCAATTCCAATCTTCCCAGAGATCGATCCTCACTAAGTGCATAGCATACCCACGATGTTGACGGAACAATACCACCCACATATTTTTTACCTACCCAACCCCCTTGTACCGGAAACAAAAATTTTTCCCTGTCCGTTTTATTCTGAATTTCCTCGGCTAATTCAAAACATTTTCCGATATAAAATTCAATGGGGTCTGGGAGACCGGCTTCGAGCACTTTTTCACAATGCTGCGTCGCGATAAACACACGCCGTAATTTTATTTCTTTTTTTCCTGTTGCTTTTCCATCCTTATCTCTTTCATCAACAACACAATTCAACCAAGATGAACGAAAAGCAGCGTAAGCTGAATCGCGGGGATCGTGTGCGGGCATAATTCTAAACACATTTTTCCCTTTATCTACCGTGTGGAAGGGAGTCCACCCTTTTGCGTTTTCTCCGAAAAATCTACTTGTCTTATTTTTTTTCGCTTCTTCTTTTTTAATTGACTCCATCGAGGATGCCTGATACTTACTTCTGTTAAATGCCATAATTTTTTAATTTTTTAACCTGTTCAATTAATTCTTCTTTTAACTCTTTGTATTTACATATAAACTCTCTTAAATCTCCACTTTCATCAAAACTAAGCTTTTGAACCATAAGCTCAATCGCTCTTTCAAGCGTCATACCATAATAACTTTTTGACCATGACTCTTTTTTATTTTCACCATCAAATTTTTCCTCGAGATCCCACATCCCCATCGCATTACTGCACGGGGTCAAAATTAAATTTTTAACCTTTATCTCGTCCATCATCAATTTTCTTTATAAAAAACGTATTAACTTTTCCCTCAACTAATTCACTCAACAATTCTTCCGGTGCAACAGGTTTCAAAAAACTACTCAATTTTTTTGACTTATCAGTTGCGGCCCAAAACCAACTATCGAGAACATCGAGCATCCTTTTATCATCAATCATCTCCTCCTTCAATTTTCGATATTTCAAATCCAACGAAACAACTTCATCAATCGCTCTTTCGGTTAATTTAATCCATTCATCCCCCAGCTTAAATTTCCCATTGTTCGTATTCGCTTCAACTCGGATATCCTTTCTTAATTGTGCTTCATATATCTCCAATCGCACTTTTGATTTTGAATACATCGCTTCAACCTCCGCTTTATATAAACCTATCTTATTCAAAAGAGCTGGCATCGTAACAAGTTCACCGTATAAATTCATATAATCTATACGACAAATATCATCAACATTTATTTTCTCTTCAAAATCCTCGGAGACCAAAAGAAGCGGTTTATCACCTACATGTATTAATGTTTTCATTTCTCTATTTTTGATACATAAATATACAAAGTATATTTCTAATTTCACAGAATTATCACGTTAAAAGCGCCATTTTTGTGAATGAAGATGTATGTAATGAATATGAATTATCACGATCATTCCAAACTAAATTACCTGACACAAACAATATTTTTCCATCGCATTCACTTAATATTTCCTCGAAATCCTCATACTGTTCGGTCCACACCAAAACATCTATAAACTTATAATTTTGCTCCAATTTCAATCGACAATACATCCCTTTTCTACTCTGCTTCACTGCCATATCATAGACGTAACCTCCCACAACAACAACCTCCTTTCTACTAATCGATGATAAGGTATCAACTTCATCGACGGATTTAAACCCCGCTGATATTCCATCCTCAAATAATTCCGAATATTGCGTGTAAATCTTTTTGTAATCAAAAAATGCAAAACCGCACAATATTTTTTGTTGAAGTGTGTACCACCAATCAAAATTAACTTTTGGATTATCCATGAAAATGCTTTTCTCCGTTTGTTTGATTTTCTTTATATCATGATAATAATGTATCAACTTTAAACGACTTGTAAGATTCGTCACATTCTCTACCCCGTCAAACGCACCCGTCAAAATTAAATTTTCAACCACACTTTTATTTACTTTACTCCCCTTAAAATTATGCCTATCAATAAAATCAGACAAACTAAAATAAGGACCACTCTGATTCCTTTCTCTCAAAATTTCCTCAATAGCTTTTTCTCCAACTTGTTTCACGGATGACAAAGGCCAATAGAATTTTTTCTTATCCATATCCATTCTAATTTTATCAATTGATTCATTGATATCAGGTGTAAGAATTGAAACAACCCCCATTTCACCAATTTCACTTAAATAAATAGGATAATCATCGTCCTTTGCATACGAGAATGTAACTGCCCAGTATTCCAAAGGGTAATGAACTTTTAGCCACTGGCATGCATAACCTGTTAACGCGTAACATACCGCATGGCTATTACAAGTAACTATACCATTATCTATCGCAAAAGTATGATACGGATGTTCCATCTCAATATCGTAAACAGACTCCTCTCTATCAAATTCAATGGAGATTATACGCCTGAATTCTGTTTTCAGGCCTTTCCTGCCCATTTTTGTTCGTCCCATTCCGTAATGGAGTTTCTTATGGCATGATACACATACTGTTTGCAAATTATTGAAATCATTATTCCCATGACATCCATCAATATGATGTACTTCGAGTTTTTTATCACTGCAATCACATTGCTCGCAACGATCCTTCATCAAATATGTTTTGTAATATTGTAATTGGGTAAAACTCGTACTTGTCTCTTTTGAAACAAACCCTTGTGCCCCTTTTTGTGAATTTAAAACATATTTTTCTCGAAACGATTCGCTCTGCGCATGGTATTTACTATTCGAAATACCTTTATCAGTAAAAACATACATTGTATCTTCTGCATGATAACCGATATTAACTGGAATTGAATCACCTACTTTCATATCCTTCAACATCAACTCTCCTTTATCTGTAGGAAACTTATGATTCTCTGTCACTGATATTGAAGCACCCCCTTCAACCGTCACTTTATAGGTGCGGCGGATACCCTGATATCGAATATCCTTGATTCGATTGATAACTAACGCACCATTTTCGTTTAAGGACCAACCGGAGCCATAACCTTTACTCAAATAAACTTGTCTTAGCGCAATATGATTTGTCGCTTCCGCATATTCTTTTGAGTGAGCTATTTTGTACATCTCCTCAACTGTGGGCTTATATTTATTAGCCCTACCACCTCTCAATATAACCATTCTCCCACTCACACATTTGTTAAACTGATAAGAGGACATATGTTCTATCTCACCCCACGTTTCTTCCGCGTACCCATAATCCACCCCGTAATTCTTCATATAATGTTCAATAAATCTTTCTTTGAACGCCAACAATTTTGAAACATCTTTTTTACCAATACTACGCCTTGCCGTATCTGATTCAACAAGATCAAACCCTCCCAGTTTTTGAAACATTTTCATTGTTTGCTCTTGCCAGATCATAACATTTTGTGTTTCTCTCAATATTTCTTCAGCACCCACTCTCGCTTCACTGTACCTCTCACCCGTCTTCCTCAAAATATATTCATTATGAAAATTACTCTCCATAACACCGGGACGATAAAGACCAATACAATTGATAAGATCAGTGATATTATCAGGTTTAAGCTGCTTACAATAGCCCGTTAACCCTGCTGCCCCAAAATGAAAAACATCACCAGTCCACCCTTTTTGAAAATACTCAAAGACTCTTTGGTCATCTTTGGGAATATCATATAGATTAATCACTTTTCCATTGAAATTTTCCTTTATCAAAGAAATAATATCAGATAATTTATCTAATTGTTGTATTCCCAGAATATCCTCCTTTAAAAATCCGGCGGCATCAAGTTCCCCGCCCTCCCATTCGGACACCATCATCCCTTTTTGCTTTGAAATGGGGGCCCATTCAAACATGGTTTTCTCGGAGGGGTATATCATCATCGCGCACGCGTGTATTGATTTATTTTTAGGTTGACCGTATATCAACTCTATTGTGTCTAAAATTTCGGGATAAGTGTTAATAAACAAGGAGACACTTCTATCTGAACAAGCTATTTTAAGAAAATTTTCAATGCTCTGCTTTTCCATGTTTAGCTTATTTGATAGCTTTCTTACCTCCTGAAATGAAACACCCCTGTTTTTAGCGAGGTCTTTGAGTGCTGCTTTCACCTGCAGCGTCGCATAAGTGCCCACTGAACAAACTTGGTCAATCCCATAACGTTCTTCCATGTATTGTTTTACAGCGCTCCTATCTCTTTGTGAAAAATCCGTATCGATCTTAGATATCCGGCAAAGAACCACCCTGAATTCTCTGCCGGATATTTTTTTTCACATGTTTTACTATTAATTCCATATTCTGTTTTTATAAAATATTGTACACGCTAACGTCATTTTTAAACAGTATCAGTAGCCCCCTCCGAGCATTTTTATAATATCTCCCGATTTGATACTGATGATTTTATCCCCATTTCTTATATCTTTTGCACAAATCTCTATTTTCTTATCATTTCTAAAGATAGTAACTATTTCTCCTGGGTCTAAATCTATATCTAAATCATTATTGAATTGAATATTTATCACCTCAACATCAACAACTTTTGCAATTCGTCCCTTATTTAAAAACCTCTCAAAAAGTAAATCATAATCAAAAGGGTTCACTTTCGTTATACCTAATAAATACGCGACAAGTGAACCAGCTGCTGAACCACGTCCAAAACCTATAAGCATCCCATTTGATTCGCAATAACGAATAATATCACGAAGAATTAAAAAATAATCAACAACATCACCGTATTGAATCGTATCTATCTCCGTTCGGATCCTCTCAATATATTGCTCCACCTCTTGTTCATTCAGATTGAGTGAAAGCAATCCATCAGTGATCGCGCTGGTGAATAGTTCAAAATTATCTTTGAATTCACGCCTTTCACTATCAGTCATGGTGTAACGAGGTAAATGCCTTTTCCCTGATTCAACTTCAAAATTACATTTACCCGCTATATCCTCGAGATTTATTATCGCCTCGGATATCACATCTTCGAAATGTTCATTGCTGGTAAATAATTCTCTTAATTCTTCAATCCACTCCTCCGTGCATTTAAAATATTGGTTTTTCGAAAAATTATAGGAGGTTCCCGCGATCGCATTCAATTCCTTTCTTATCCACCAATATTCCTGATCAAGGTAATATGCATCACACATACACACGGGGCGAATCCCACTGTACATGTATTCCTGTGTATTCAAAAGAAACTCCCTATCAACGGAATCATTATCAAAAACAACGGAATCCAACTGATAATAAGCTGTTTTATACAGTTTTTGAGGCACTTTTTTACAAGGTAAGGTTTTCGGGTCGAGAATAACAATGATATCCTCTATAAAACTCAGAAAAACATTTTCTCTTATAAAGTCTTTCGCGTTAACATTTATTTCCTTGTTTATCATTAAAATATTTTGCCATCCAGCATTATTTTTCGCGAACACCTTCACCTCGTACTTAAAATCCTCCACGTCATTGTATACAACAACCGTTTCCCCGAGAATAGGCTTAATTCCGGCAGATTGGCACTCAATTTGGAATTTTAAAATTCCGGCAAGGGTATTTCTTTCACAGATGCCCAGATTTTTAATGCCATAAAATTTTGCTTTATTACACCAATCCTTGTAGTTTCCCGAACCATTCAATAATTCAAACGGACCATGAACACCTAAAAAAGAATTTGTTGGAATCTCTGATTCAACTTCTCCTATATATTTCAATCGGTGTAATGTGACAGAATTTTCCTCGCCCACGCGAAGATAATAAAATGCATTTCCGAATTTGTACACGTAATTATTCGCTTCGACGGAAGTTCCCACAAAATTAAATCCTCGATCAAAATATAAACCACTCTCATCAGGAAATGATAATTGATAAGTGTCACCTCCTATTTCAAACACATCTTCGTTCAAAATAAAACGAATACCATTCGAAACCAAATAGTTAACAAATTCTTCTTTCATAATAATATTGATAAATAACGCCGGGTATTAAATCCGGCGTTATATTTACATATTCACCCGGTAAAAATTTTTATTTTCCGAGTTTTGCTTTACATTTATGGATGTATGTACGTGATTTGCCTAAAATCCCTGCAATTTCACCAACCGTTTTACCTTCCTCCAATAACCGTTTTGTCTCCAATAACACAGGGTTCAAATCCGATATGGCTGGGGCTTTACCTCCCGCCGGCTTTTCTTTTTTGGAATTCACATTTTTTTTGGGTGCTGCTTTATCGTCAGCTTTTGGTGTGGGAATAAATTCATCGCGAATCTTCAAAATACTTTTCAATTCGTCCTCGCTCAATTCACTTAATTCACGATCATTCACAATCGCGTCAACCTTGGCATAAAATTCCACCTCGTTATTTTCCGCCAGCTCGTCGTAAAACTTTTGACATTCATCAACTATTGAAGGCCCTTGTTCATTCATGGATGCTTCAGTTTCCAAAATTGCCTGAACCAAATCGTCGGATTTCATAAAAATATATTTTTTAACACCCTTCTCTTTCGCGATACCCATCAACTGATTTCTCTCTAATTTTTCTAATTCTTCTCTTGTCATAACTTTCTTATTTTAAATTGATTAATCTCATTTGTTTCAATACCTAAAGATATAAAAAGTATACTTATCTGCCAAATTATTTCGGAGAATTTTTGATTAAAAAATCTGAAAATGTGATTTATGCCTTTAATAAAAAGGAAATCCTATCAAATCTTTGTTCCACTGGCCCATTCAAAACAAAATATCTAATATCATACTTATTTAAAAAATTAATAAGCTGAATATCAACTTCTTTTCTAAATTTCTCATCAGTAAATCTCACACCATCATCCTCCACGGGAAATTCAATTGGAATGTAAAAATATCTCGCCTCTCTCGCCATATCGAGATTATCTTGCCATATCTTTTCTAAACGCTTACTCTCAGATTCATAACCCAACACCGCGCTATACACAATAGGATCAATGATTGAACGCGTCGATAAATACTTTTTTCGTGTTAGATTTGATGTCCATGACCATGCTGTTAATTCACCTATCAAAATTTGTTCTTGCAACGGAAGTAAACCAAGCTTTATACTTGCCTCGCGTAATGGGCGAGAAAAACCATCAGTGCAATAATACTCAGGAAAATGTTTTTGAACCAGCTTCATTAATGTCGATTTTCCCACACCGTGACTGCCTACTAATATATTCATAATATTTTTCTTTTAAAAATTTACCCCAACATCTCACACAAGCAATCCTACTTCCGTAATAGTAATGCCGTATATTGTCGTTACTCCGAATTTTAAATTTTTCCGCTTTCACTATCATACTCATATCACCCTGTAAATTCACCCTGTAAATAACACCACCCACATAAGGTAAACGTGCATCAAATGATTTTTTTTGAGGTTTGCCATTTCTTAAATCAGGATATAACGTGATTAAACCAGGATATTTCGCGTAAACATTACCGTGTTCAATCAAAAAACGTGGTATATCACCTTTATAGTCGTGTAATGTAATGATATCATCTCCCGTTAAATTTAAATCACAATAATCTCTCTCACATAATCGCTTTTTAAACACGATAACATCCACACTCCCCCTGACAATCCAATCCAACATCGCATTATTGAATTCCGTTACATTGTCTGTTACGATAAAATCCGGTTTACGCCTCAATTTTCTACTCAATAAAAATATCTCGTAGCCCGTACCTGAAGTAAAAGCAACCCACCTCATTCGTATTTCACAAACTTACGAAACAAATTAATATTATACCTAACATCTGCGCGAGCCTCAGCGGATAATTCCTCATCCATCAAATCAGCAAGTTTATCTGATTCTTTGTGATCCAAACCAAAACTTTTATATCTGATACCCTTCATACCATGTACCACTGGATTTGATGTATCAATCGTCTCTATAAATGAATATCTCTCGCCCTTATAATGTCTAAATTCTTGTGGTAGAGCACACCCTAACAGATGAACTTTTGTATTTGATTTTATATACCCCCTTTCAATCAAAATATCTACAAGTAACATTCGACCATACATACACGCCCACTCCCGCGACAAAAATGGAAAATGGTCTTCGTACCAAGGAGAATAAAATGATAGCGCCACCTTATCAGTATTGTATCTCATATGTTCAAAACAATTCAAAATTTCCTCCAAATCCCTACCTTGTGCAACACCAATTGATTTACACCCCTTTTTAATAAGCTTATCCCGATACCAATAATTCCACTTTTCCATGTTATGAATCGTTTCAGTTGAATCACCTAACACATCAGGTATCACATATTCAGTTGGACATAAAGAAAAAACGGCATTCGCAAATTCTCTCATTTCAAACGCTTCACCCAATTCAAACATTGAATTATCAAGAATTACCCTTCTCCCCATTTTTAACGATTCTTCGAAGAATTCTCTGTAGGGTCCCCGCGATAATAAATGAACAAGCGCGTAATCATAATCATTAAACTTCCGGCTCCCCTCCAAAAGAGTTAGCGGTACTTCATGAGATACTTCCATAACTCTGATATTTAATAGGATCTGCCAAACCAACGTAATTCCATGCCTCAAGCCTTTCATTACAACTTCCACACACACCACACGCTTCACCTTTTTCATTTGGATTATAACATGTATGAGTGTTTTTCATAATCTTTTTCACGGTACGTGTGGAAAAATTCATCTTATGCATGGCCGATAACCCACAGCTTAACACCTCGCCTTTGTGCATATTTTCAAACGGTGCTTTATAATTAACCTTATCACTACCCCAATTCGATACCTTAAAAGCATGTTCACATGCCTTACGTGATTCAACGGTTGTGTCAGGATAAACCGTATGATCTCCCGCATGCGTTCCAAGAAATATATCTACGGGTGCATTTTCTCGATTCGACCAAGCCAGTGCTTTTCCATAAATAATCGCTGAGAATATTACATTTCGATTTTCAACAACAGTTGACTTCATGTTCTCATCAGCATAATGCCCTTTCGGAACAGATATACCCGGATTTCTTAATGATGAGTTACTTTCGCTAAAACAGTCATTAAGATCAATCACATGGTGAGTCAATAGAAAACCCATATTTCTTAAAAAACGAACATTCTTTAATGCACCCTTTAGTTCAGTACTATGTTTTTGCCCGTAAAAAAATGAATACGCTGAAACTGTGTATCCCTCACTTAAAAGATAAAGCAATAAACATGTACTATCTAATCCACCCGACAAACTTAAAACTGCTCTTTTCATTCGATAAAAATTAAAATATTAATATATTCTCTGTTGGTCATTTTGAAATTGACCGTTATATAAAGTTAACACTTCGGTGCAATCATAACCGATGAATTGCGCTACACGAGCTTCATATTCGATACGTATCGGTTCAAATACTTCCATGAATGTTCCTATACAATCAGTCTTAAAACCCGCATCAAAAATTGACGAATGTATCCATGCACCACACCTTGCTAATGAACTTCTTTGAACGATTAACCCCATCAATGTAGATGGGATATCACACCCTTCGATAAAATCCACCATATAATAGCCCCGATCCAGGGACCATATTTTCGTATCACCAGAACATACCTTACACTCTATTTCATCATAGAGGGGTAATATTGTCTTTTTGTGCCCACTCGGAATATATCCCATATCACGCGATTTAAAAACACGTTTCAGACGAAGATCATATCCGTGTTGAGTTACATTTTCTTCCAATGCACCTTTTATAACACCTCTATCAATCAATTCTTTTCCATTTAACATACCCTATTTATTTAATTTCAATTAATAATCAAATTATTCGACGGTTTCATCATTTTGTTTTTCATATAAAAACTCTCTTGCACGTGCTTCGGCAAAGGCATATAGCACTGTGTCTCGACTTAGGTATTTATATGGAATACGCCCTGTTAAATCAGGTCCAGCGCTTTCATACACATCAGGACCCGGAATGATAACCCCCGCTTTCACCTTTGCCAAGAAATTATTTCTCGCCTTTTCAATATTAATTGCGTAACGAAAAATTGAAAAATCGACGGAATCCGGCATAATAAATCTCGTTGTCTCAACATTCGAACACCCCAAAAGATGTACATACTTACCCTTATCACGAGCATATTTTATCATCTTATCTAACTCGGAACGATACACATGCCACTGACGTCCTTGTGCCAAGCCCCCAATTGATAGAAGGGGGTAAAGCTGCGAATCACAAAGGTCTTTCCAATACTGAAATCCTTGGTGCATTTTAAATACAGGCGCAGGGTAATAACCAGTGATCTGTTTAATTTCTTCGCGTAAATAATTTTTCGGTGATAATAAATCATCATCATGACGAAAATATTCATTATCTAACTCAAAACACATTTTAAAACGACCCATTGTAAGAAAACGAAGAAATTTCTTTTTCATTCGTTCACATTCATTCCAAAAAACAGGGTTACCTTCGCCTAACGTTTTTTGCTTTTTAAATAATGTAAAACCTCCTGAATCGAGCCACAATCTATCACCACCCACAACATTTTGAAGAAATTTAATATAACCCGAGGTCATATCAACTGTTGAAATCAAATAATCGTTATCATGCGAAAGGAGAAGTTTTTCAAGAACCTTATCTGAACGACAACTACTTATCAATCCACCACCAAGCCCCATAACAAGCCTCCTTTTCGGCCGTGTAAACATAATATCAGTCAATGCCTTCAATTAATTTATCAAGTTCATCTTTGTTATCACTCTCAGTTGTGATGCCTATCTCTCTCATCGCACTTTTATCACCATGTTTATCAACCAAACGTTGAAGCGCTGTGTAATTCCACTGCGAATATTCATTAGTCTTATTATCCGCGATTAAAAAACCAATTTTTTCCTGTTCCGTCAGTCCCTTAACAACGAGTACATCAAATTTATCAACCCCCAGCATCTCCAATGCTCTAAAACGAGTATTACCCGCAAGAATTATTCCTTCCTCATCAACAACAATAGGATTGATGTACCCATACGCGAGAATACTTTTCGCGACCATTTTCGCCGATCTAATATTCCGACGTGGATTTAACGGATGATATCGTATATCACAAGCATTTACGACTCTAATCTCCTTTTGGATTTGTTTTATCGGCATACGATTTATTTTTTTCCGAGTTTATAAATCTGTATCGCACGTAGAAACTCATCGCGGCTATTCTTCTCATTCGTTAAAAAAGCACCAGAACAATAATGTGTCGTCATCGTGCTATTATCTTCAGCCCCCCTCATGCTTACACACATGTGCTCTGCTTCAATATACACGGCAATACCCAAAACTGTATCACCCAACACGCTAACAAGATAATCGTGTATTTGTCGAGTTAGCTGCTCTTGCAACTGGGGTCGTTTCGCAAACCAATGAACAATCCTATTCAATTTCGAAAGGCCTATAACCTGACCATCTTCTTTACTAATATAGGCAAGACTACAAAATCCTGTAAAGGGGAGAAAATGATGTGAACACAATGAATTTACCTCAATCCCATGCTCTATAACCATTCCTGAATACCCTGAACTTGGAAATACGGCCAATTTGGGTGGCGCTGAATACGCACCTGAAGTGATCTCATTCACAAACATTTTCGCAACCCTGCGCGGTGTTTGCTGCATATTAGGATCGCGAGCCCAATCATAACCTAATGCTTCGAGAAATTTTCCATACGCTTCACTTGCTTTCTGTATCATCTCTATTTTTTTCGCATTGGAAAGCGAGAGATTTTCCCCCGCTTTCAGCTTTAATTTCTGTACATTCTCCATATCTTTTTACTTTATTACGCTTCTCTTTTAGAACCCCAAATGATTATATGTAACCTATCGGTGTAATAATACCCTAATTCAATACACCTTCTCGACAACCATTGTCGTTTTTCCTTCAATTTTTCCTCGGTGTCACCTTCCGGCATCAAATAAACAATAATATCCTTGTGGAATGGCTCGATTCGTTTAATTTCATCAAAAATTCTGTTAATCTGATCGGTGACCTCCTGTATATCTGTTTCATCACTAATAACATATTTTAATTGATAATTTCTCGAATTTAAAATCCACGATGCAATGGCAAAAATATTTTCCCTTCTTTCCTCGTGTGTTTTAGCATTATGGGGTTGACCATAAGGAATAGAACTTTTAAGCTTGGGTGAGATTGATACCAAATCAACATAAAAATTCTTATCGTGCGGATAGGGTATCGTGCCATTCGTTTCAAGTGTTACAATTTTATTCAACCCCCGGCATATACTCACCAAATCTTCAACCAGGGGCATATGTAATGTGGGTTCACCACCTGTTATCATAACATGATGAATTTTATCATTTGAAGATAAAACATTATACACATCCTGTAAAGAATACTTTCCCGGTTCGCTATACCAGGAACTATATGCCGTATCACATAGACTTGTTTTAAACGAACACCTTAAATTACACCCCGATGTTCTAATTAATATATGAGGGATACCTGCATACATACCTTCTCCTTGTAAAACAGGGAAAAGATCAATAATGGGTTGTATCATGAATTTATCCATGCGTGCTTAAATTTAAATTATTTAAATATTCATCTTGTTTAATTAGTTTGCGCGGTGGTGGAATTATTCGCTTAACATTCAATACCGTTTTGGGTAGAAATTCGCGTAATGCTGAGCTAAAACTAATAATAACTTTATTGCCTATTTGGTTCAAAAACATCTCAAAATCTTTCCTATTGCATTCCGCGTAACCCGTATCCGTTTCATGAACACGAACGCTCTTAACAGAGATTTTACCCTCACCATTTGAAAACTCGGTGTTTTTTATAATTCTATCAAAAAAATAAAAGAATATCAATGATAAAATTTCAGCAGAGGGATTAAACTCTGAAAGAATCCATCTTTCATTTTCTTGCATAAAAAATTCCCGATACCTACTATTATCTTCACACCAAATAATATGTGAATGGTCAAATGCATCAACAACGGCCTTAAAATCTTGCATAAGGCCAAAATCCATGATCATACCCGCATTATCCAAACAGTCCGATGATAAAAACACTTCAACCTTATAGCTGTGTCCATGTACATTACGAGAGCATCTTTCACTCGAACAATTTCGAACAATATGACTACCCTCAAACTTAAATAATTTTCTAATTATCATATTCTAAATTGATTAATCTCGTTTGTTTCAATACCTAAAGATATAAAAAGTATACTTATCTGCCAAATTATTTCGGAGAATTTTTGATTAAAAAATCTGAAAATGTGATTTTTCTGAATCTATAAATTTAATAATTCACCAATCAATAACTCAACATCAATATACCTAACTTTTTTCTTACAAACATCGTTACTTATCTCAATACAATTATCATCGGGCGAATTACTTATAATCGTAAATATACCGCTCCTATCTCTTACGCTAAAACCCGGTTTAAACGAGTATAAATTATCATAGAATACCATACCTAATTTTCCGGGGGGATATTTAAAGTTAGGGGGTCCGTACGGTGTTAGAAATTCATCCATGACGACTCTTTTCCATTCGTTCTGATCACTAAAAATAGAATTTAGTCTTGGACGCGACCTCGTTATATTCAAAATTTTATTCTTCTTCTTCTCACATATATCTTCACACATCTTCACAAAAAACGCATCCTCATATATTTTTGAACGAAGGTAATAAGATAAATATTCTAACTGAAGTAAATTAAAATATTCATCAATTAATAATTTTTCTTTTCTCGGTATCATGATATGCCCTCTATATTATTTAAATAAAAATTCATCGGATCAGTCGCTCCCCCTAACGCTTTTGATAACTGAGTAATATCCATATCACCAGGATCCAATGTTTTATCCTCTATTTTTGCGACAAGCACTTTAAATTTTTTACCTAAAGTGATCGATGCTTCCTTGCTTTGTTCCATGGCATCCCCGTCGTATAACAATATCAATGTTTCAATCTCTAAAGATAATAATATATTCGCCTGATCCCCACTAATTTTCTTTCCAAACGTAAACACACACGCGACGACATCTCCCTTTCTTAAATCGAGCAACTTATCAACATTTATTTTATCAAATAATCCCTCGACAACAATAACAATTTTTGTTTCATTCCCAATAAAATTAACCCCACCTACTATTTTCACAAAACCATTTTCACTATTTCTATACCGAAGCATAGGTGGTATTCCTTTTTTCTTGCTCTCACGAAGGTTTTGTTTATGCCATTCTTTCGTGTAACGACTCCTTGCCAGCCATCCCACGATACTTTCTCCCTGCTTCAATTTAAAAACAATATAGTTGTTTAAATTTTCTTCGAGGGGTGAATCAGTATAGCTTGGCTCAAATTCCGCGTAATGCTCCTGTGTAAACCCACGACTATTCAAATAAGCATCGTTAGTTAACGGCTTCAATCCAAAAGGTAACTCAATAACCTCATTTTCATTAACAATTGGCTCTTCATTCTCAACAGATTTAAGAAGATTATTTTTTGATACCTTATAATCAGATTCACATAAATCAACTCGCCCTATTTTTTTTAAATAATTAAATAAGGACGTTTTCTCACCGCACCTAAAACAATGAAAAATTTTAGAATTACCTTCAATCAAAATTCCCCATTTATCAGGTTTACCACAATAGGGGCATGCTTCCCTGTTTCTAATCCACCCTTTCTGTCCAAAAGGTTTTAACGCAAGTGCATCAATCAAATCGTCCTTATCAATCATATCTTCATCGCTTTTGTATCATTACCTGTTTTCCTCACTCTTTTATGATTACTCTTCGCTGCCATAACCACTTTCTCCCCCTTAAATCGATTCAATGTTTCTTTTCTATCATAAAATTTTCCTAACCTATAATTCGTCGCTATTCTAAAAACAGGGTCATCATTTTCATAATCCCTAACCTTATCTTTATAAATACGTGCCGTGTTCATTTTAACTTCCTCGAGTGTTTGATTCACGGAAAAACACCACGAAAAAGGCTGCACAACCGTTCTATCACCCTCAACATAACTTCTATCAATAACTTTTTCCTCGTCATTCCATACCTCAAAAGGTACATCTCCTGTCTGTGTTGCTGATACTATCACACACCCGGTTTCCTCGGCGATATTTTTTAATCGCTTCGCGCATTCCTGGAATTTATATTTAGGCTTAGGATCGAGATCGACCTTACTGTTATATCCCGTTTTTAACAAATTAAATGAATCTATCACAACAACCCGCGGAAATCTGCCCATGCTTTTAAAATAATCATAAATTAAATTTCTTACCTCCACGACTGATGCATCACCGAATTTTTTAAAACTATACAAATAAATATCCTGGCTAAAATTTTGAATATCAGTAATTGTTTTCTGAATCTGATCTAATTCCTTGTCAGAAAAACCAAAATTTCTCAATTCACTTATTGTTTTACCCGTCCACATCGTTGTGTATTTTGTGTGAATTTTTTCTTTTGATTCCTCGCAAATTATGTGTAATACATCAAATCCATTCAACGCGGCAGACATTGCTGTCCACCTCAATAAAGTTGATTTTCCCACACCGGACCGTGCTATCCATAAAGCAGTATCACCCGGGTCCATCCCCCCGTATTTATCATCCAAATAATCTATGCCGAAAGGTACCCGTTGAGCTAAAACTTGTGGTGACATTATCCTTTCAAGTGCCAGCTCATAATCACCAAAAACACGTAAAAATTGTCCGCCCTGGCTCCTCAATGAAAAATTATGTATTGCTTCACTTTCTTCTTTGCTAACCGCTATCGCCTCCTCCTTCTTTCCTTCATTATAAAGATCAACAACTCGTTTATTCATCAGCACAAAACGACTATCCTTAATGTAGCTCTCCAATTGATTTAGGAGTAACTCATCCTCCACGACCAATGCGCTCTGAATTTCCCCGATAGTTAGTTGTACGCTTTCATTCACTGAATACTTTTGTGCAATCATCCCAATTGAGGGTATTGGTCCCCCTGTTTCAATACCCGTTTTTATCTCTTTAAGGATAAATTTAAAACCAACTTCTTCTTTGGGAATCAAACTGTAATCCAAACAATTACAACAGACCGTTAATAGGTCCTTGCTTAAAAATATTTTTTTGAATAATTCACTTAAAAAATTAGGGTTTATCTTTTCCATGCAATGCTCTAAATAAAATCAATAGAAAAATATTGTTTGTGTTCCCTTAAATCCTGAATTGCCATAAATGATGACATACAAATATCGTCATGCCCAACTGAAGCTTCAAGAGTTCCCCTGCTCGAATTAAAAGCTATTGAATTAAATTCACCAAACATTTCATTAACAAGTAACCGTGTCTTTTCATCACCATACGGTACCCTTAAACGCCCGCTTTCAAAAAGCGCCGATAATGATGGTAGCCCGCTATGTAAATCTTTTTTCTTTCCTTCCGTCGTTGTGAACTCTTCTATATTAACCAAACCCCTCTCTTTCGCTAACCCCGCCAATATTTTTTGAAAACCATTACTTTCACAAACAATTTTGTGAGGTTTATATTTAAAATTAAATTCAACTATCTTATTGACTTGCAAATCGTGGCTAATACCTTTACCTCTAAACATAGCGATGAGATATATATTTTCAAATGAATCTATACCCCAAACAGTAAAAACACTATAATCAGCACCTATATTACCCGATATCGCGAAATCACAACCAATCACAACACGTTGCATTTTCACAGGAAATGTTTCAATATTTTCCGCGAAAACATACGCTTCCATGCCCCTCAATGAGCGCTTCAAATATTCGTAGGGGAATATGGTTGATGAATCGGCGATAGGAACAACGAGATACTCACGAGAAAAGACCAAAGTCCCCAGTGACTCTCTTTCTTGCGTCAATTTATCAAATGTAAATCGATCAGGTGCCAATAATTGGCCATTTGGGAAAATCGCGGGATATTCGAATACTTTAAAATTTTTATCATTTTTCAAATCTGAATATAAGTCGGAAGGACTGTACGGTGTTCCCAACACCCACAAATAGCCATACGGTTCTACTATAGGGGTGATTGATCCGTAAAAGATCTCCTTTAATTTATCTCTTTGCTCTTGTGAATACAGTGATGACTCATCGGGCAAATCATCACAAACACAGCTACCAACATGTAATCCGCGGATCATTCCTTCCGAACCCCTCATGTGTAACATAGATCCTGTTTCGGTGATTATTCCTTTTGATCCCAATTTCGCTTTACCCTGCGGATTAAGTTTCTCGGATAAAATATCATTAACCCGGATCTCTTCGGCCAACTTTAACACAAGAACTTCTCCCAGAGAACTTGAATTAACAATCAACGCTGTTTCCTTTCTATTCGCGTTATCAATGGTATCCTTTGTAAATAAACTGGGGGGATCATATGAATATAATCTCCATAAAATAAACGCAAATGACCCTTCAAAACTTTTACCGTGAGATCTACTCGCTAAAAGTGCAACTCTTAAATATAATTGAATTAAATTTCCCCATTCCAAATTCCTCCACCCTTGCCTGAAAGAGGGTAAACACACTGTTTTAAAATAATTATAGCTTAATTTACGTAGAGTGAGATCCATGCTTCTTTCCATGTTGGATAAATACTCTAATTTTTCAACATCGAGTGTCTTATCCAGGTTGGTCACACGTAAAACCTCTCCCCTTATCGTTGAAAGCAATTTATCTAAATCACTTTCGCAACCAGATAAAAGTTCCTGTAACGCAAGGGGCGGTAAATTTTCAATGATCTCTTCTACATATTTATCCTGTATTCTTATCTGTTCAGGTGATAAAATCATGGAATTTGATATCGAAATGATGAACGAAATGATTCCTTGCTCCCCGGTGTATTTGCTGAACCTACAGACCTCAATCTTTTTATAAACTCAATAAAAAGTTTCGCTGTTGCCCTGGTATCATTTAAAGCCCTATGTGCACCCACTAAATCAATACCAAATTCATTGCAGCACGTTACAAGTTTATAATCTGATTGCTCCAAGTTCGCATAATACGCGTACCGTAATGTATCTTCTCTCCATTTCACATACTTTTCAATATCATCACCGGCAAACTCAAAAAGATTCTTAAAGAAATCAAAGTCAAATCCATCAAAATTGTGACCACCCAAAATCGCTTTATGCCGAGGATTTTTATATTTTACAAAAAGACTTTTAAGATCTTTATATACTTGTTGTAAAGCAACACCACTCGATTCCAATACATCCAATTCAATACCGTTAACAGCAAGAGCTTCACATGATAAAATCAAATTATCTTTGTAGTCCGGTTTGATTAAATTATCATATTCTTCGATAATCTCTAATAATTCCATGTCAATAACACAACATGAAACCTCCAACAAAGCTACATCAAAAACAGCTCTCCTGTCCTTACTTGGAAGTCCACCTGTCTCGGTGTCACTTATTATCACATACTTCACACTTGTTTTCATCGTTCTGATTCATTTGATAAACAAAAACATTATACAACTTAACTCTCTGATCGTCAAATTTTGCTCTCTCAATCAACATTCCCCCGTTCCCAAATTTTTTCGGAATCTTTCCTCTACGAATATAACCCTGGACATTTCCCACGGTAAATTTTTTACCTTCGTCCAACGCTATTTGTTCATTTAACCAATCCCTCAACGACATCAATGGTAAATTTTTAACCAGATACTGTTTTCTCTTTTCCATTATTTCTCTCAATTAATAAATTAAAATCTAAATCCCTTAACTCTTCGTCTCCATAGAAGATAACCTTATTATAAATCGGAGGTATTTTTTTAACATCAAGTGGTCCCTCGTTTAACACCAAACATGGAAGATCATCAACGTACGCTTTACGAAAGCTATATATCAACACAATGGCAATATTCGTGTGATATATATCCGAAAAACAAAATAATCGCTTCAATGATTGTTTTTCTTGTTGCACTTCGTTAATCTTTAACGTGGAAACAAATTTTAACACCATCGCAACAAAATCATTATCACTGATAGTTTTATATTTTTCAAAGATTTGAGATAAAGCATCGCTTTTCGTAATTTTTTCTACCGCGTTAACAAGTAACTCGATAACTTTATAATCAAAACGAGATATAATATTGATATATCGCGAATCAACTTCCGACTCAAATTCTTTTATAACCTTCTCAATCACTTTCTTATTCATGCTCTAAAAATAATAAATAAATTAAGAGTATACAAATTATACTCTTTTTCTTTTTAAAAATTCTTCATGTGAACCATGGTCCCACAAGTAATGACACTCATAACATAAAAGTTCAATATTGTCTTTAATGAGTCTCTGCTCAGGAAATGCTCCTTTCGATTTTTTGTGACTAAAAAAATGCGTTTTAGGTGTATCACCCAGCGGTTTACCACAATTCTCACAATAGTGTGGCCTTTCGTCCCATATTGACAAAAAAATAGCTCTTTCTCCCGTTGATTTTCTTGGTTTATTTCCCAGCGGCCCCTTTTTTAGACTAAACATCTTACGGGGATTACCTAACCGTTTTCTATTACATATATCACACAACCCATATTTCTTATTCACTATAATTTTCAATTTACCACACTCATTGCAAACACTTCTTTCCCTCATAATTCTCCTGTTTTATCATATTTTCACATTTACTATTAAAACGGCAAGCGATACAATCACTATTTTTTTTGTCATATAAAGTTCCTCCAAAACTTTCGCAATGGAGGAAGCCCCTTATACTGTTGAAATATTTTCTTCGCTGTAAAACTTTATATGGCTCAGACATCTCATATTCGTACGAATGTGAAAGTGGATTTTTAAGACCATATATATGCTTAAAATTTTGCGTGTAATAAATCATCGTTGACGTCCTCTTGCTATAACGTTGAAGCATTTTATCACCATAAATCCACCCCACCGTTAATTTTCTACTCGTTAGCTGCCCTTCATACCATGCAAAACCAAACACTGAATAATCCCATAAAAATTCCGACCCCCGAAACGGGGAAATCTTATCAACAAAATTTTGTATTATCTTTAAATTCAATCCTTCCAATCTAAGTTTGAATTCTGGTCGTTGATATTTATGCTGATATAAATATTCAAAAACAACGACAACATCATTTACCGTTATACTTTTCATAATGTAAAGATATAAAAAGTATACTTGTTAAGCAAAAAGAAAAGCGGAAATTTCCGCTTTTTCATAAAAATATAAATGTAATTACTCCCAGGTAACGGTAAAATCAACAATTTCGTGGTCTGCTTTCTGCACGGGTTCGTACCAATAAGGCTTTTCGGGTAAAGGTGTGGCGATATTATCATATTCATTTTTAACTTTTATTTTATCAACCTCTCTTCTAAACCAAATACCAACACACACACCGGGAGCAACATCACCTATACTTATTTGATCACCCGCACCAATAAATTCACCCACAAACGGCTTACTATAAATAGTGGGAATGCTTTCCATCACATATCTTTGCTCAGAATCAAGAGTCATCGCAACAGGTGCTATGGAAAATGAACATACATTATTTTCAGAAAATCCCAGCTCTAACACAACATTCACTGCGGGAGAATCTGATTCATTTTTTAAAACAATTGCACGATACTCCGTTGTCGCTTTCATTTCACCATACAATGAAAGTTCCCCGAACAAATTATTAAGATCAGCATTCACAACCTGTAATGACGATACATAACCTCCTAATGAAAATGACGGGCTATCAGGCCCTGTTCCATCATTTTTGCTTGTGGTATAAAATAATTGCATAATGTCATTTTTATTACATTGACCAATACGGTCTGTTTGTTAATAAGTTATCGATTGAAAGCGCACCGTTCGTATTTGTCACTTTCGCAATTGTATAACCTGTCGAATCATTATTCGCGGACGAAACCGTTGAAACCATCGCTTGGATGTCAAAACCATCATATTCATAAAGATGAGGACGCGTTTCCCACGTAAACCCGGCACCAGCATATTTACTCCATACCTGGCCGAGAGGTAATGTCCCACAAACAATATATTTTAACCCCTTTTCAGCAACAATAGGAGTGTCAGAGGTTACCGTCATCTGTGTCGCTGTTGCCTGACCATTTAACGCGACAACTTCATAATACCCTGAATTTACGGCTTCCGTGATTTGGGTATCGGTGCTAATAACGGAATCAACTTTCACAAACCGAATGGTTACGGGTTCATCTGTTCCATTTCCGCGCAACACAACATTAAAATTAGTTGAGTACCCCGTTATCGATCCATCAGCGTTAATATCCAATGTTCCCTCCTCCCATATCACCTTTTTGGGTTTAATGATCACATAGCTAACACCCGCGGGAAACGATAACCCGCTAATTCCCGCAAATTTTACAATTCTTATACTTCTATTAAATAGCGTATCAGTGGGATTATATGATATAATCATTCCCGGTGCGATGGAAACAATACCATCCGTTCCCTGTTTAACTTCAAACGCGTACCCCGTATTCCCCGCGGTGGGCTTTATCGCCGCGACAATACCCGGTGTTTTTGAAGCAAACTTCAAATAATTCATAAACACACTATCAATTATAGAAAACTCTTGCAATCTATCAATTTCCTGTTTCGCTAAAAAAACACTCTGCTCTAAATTTAAATTTGACATATCCCGTATTTTTATATTTCCTTAAACAATTTGTATAACTTCATACTGTACATTCGGCAAGGTGGGTAATCCTTCAATTCTTGTCTGCTGACTCGAATCACCTAACACAACGGTTAATTCTATCAAAAGTGACTGATCTTTCACATATGATAAATAATCAGCTGCACTATTAAACGTTACATTTAATTTGGCAAATTCATAACTTGTGTCCTTAAATGTAAACGCACCCCTACCTAAAACAATATCTTTTGTGCGGTCAGTTGGATCAACAACAATAAGTGCCGCGACATATCCGCCCACGCCAGCGATTGAAGGAAGTGTTTTAGCCGAATAAAAACTGTATGTAATAGTTTGAAGTTTTGAATTACCTAAAACTCTATCGGCCCACGCCGCGCTTCCAATAACCCCGCTTTTATTTAAATATTCCCCCGTTACTGTGTTTATGCCACAGCTATAACCTAATTTTGAATAAAACTGAGATGTTAAGCTATTTGTTCCGTTAATTGAATAATTCAAATTTACATAGCTTGGTGCGCCTTGTCCCTGTAATGTCAACAATACTTTCTGCGTCAATGAATTACCACCCTGTGTCGTGAGGGTTAATTCATAACTCCCTTCCGTCAATGCTGAGTTATAAAAATTAAAGAATGAACCCTTACCCGCGGTTGATGCTTTAAAATTCGCCTGATCCATCAACTCTTTAGTTAAATCAGTTACAGTCCCCGTTACTGTATTTTTCGCTGTTAATTTAAAATATTCAACCCACACATTTCTTGCCAATGAACGATTAAAATAAATACCGGAAGTACGACTGCTCTTATTAACAACAATAGGTTGTGAGGAATTAACCCCCTTCGGAACCATGTTTGCTTGGATATCCGTATCACCGGATCCGACTCCACCCGAGCATATATACGTAGGACGAGCATATTCACCCACGATATTAAAATCAGCACCCGCAAGTGTTGCTCCTAAATAATAATTTTTAAGCACAGGTAAAATTTGAGGGAATAACGCGGCATTAATATAAAGACTATAATCTTCAAAATATCCCGTAAAATAAACAACATTATTCAATAACATACTACCACCCACAAGGTTCGCGGTAACGGTTGACCAATTTATTCCACTAATTGAACCACCCACAAACTCAAACGGTTTTCCATTCAAATACGCTGAAGGTGTTCCCGCGGATATCATAACAATAAGATTATTCCACCCGTTAACAATAAGTGCATCACCCTTGTTGACACCACCACGAACATTATCTGTTGAACCAGTTTTTGTCATCCAGCAATCTATGTTGGGATCACTTGTTCCATCTTCATATGTTCGAATTCCATAACCAAGACTCAATCCGCCTCCACTTACTAACCTACCTAACATATTATTTGCGAGCCCGTCCATTGAAAAAAAGTTCAACGATAGAAGGAAATCTCCTGTAACTTTTGAATTATCATTCAAACGAACATAATTATCACCCTTTATAAAATCTATACAATTTCGATTATCAAAACCTGCAGAATAATATGTCGCGGGCTTTAATGTCGTTGCGTTATAACCATTGCCTGATATATCGTTCGTATTTTCACTCAAGGGTAATCGCATTAACGAAGGTAATGTTGAGAAAATATCTATTGATTCTGTGTAAAGTGTGCTCTTATAATGTTTGGAAAAGAATAGATCAAGTGCTCCGTAATAAACATCATTCGTGGGATTGGGAACATTTCCTAAAAATAAAACTCCATATGATGGATTATTTGTACTTTCACCAATTTCTGACGCCGCGTCAAATGCCGTGTATGTTTGTGAAAATAATTTTGTGCAAGGTGAAAGAGTTACATCGCCATAACTACCCCGCATGTTCTCTAACACAAGAGCTGCATTGTTATTCAGCGTTAAACTTCCATACTGTGCGCCCCGACTTAGAGCTGAGAATAAATTTTTAACACTTACTAATTTTGCACAACTTGTTATTGATATCTTTTCACCCGGCCCTGATGCAGGGGCTACATTACTCTTGCTTAAAGTTAACGATGTCAAACTATTCATTCCTGTTAAGACAAAATAGTTTAATGCCTGATTGGGATAATTCAATGTCGTTATTTGTGATCTTTGTACCTCCAGGCTGTGCAATGATGTAAAGGGTGTAAGAATAAGTTGTGTTAATATACCTCCATCTATTCGCAAATCTTCCAATCGATTATCATTTGTAAGAGAAAGGCTACTTAAATTACCCCCAAACGAATATACCCGATATAAAACCGGATTATTTGAAAGATCAAGAACAGATAAGACACTAAATTTTGTCTCATTCCATCCGACCGTGAATTCTGATAAATTATTGTTATTGGATGCATTAACTTGCTGTAAGCTTGTTAATGAGCCGCCAAACCAACCACCCGATATCTTCGTAAACAAGTTAAAACTTATATCCAACGTCTGCAATTTTTCACAACTTCGAATGTTTACGGTAGGTGAATATATATCACCTGCCCAGGTAAATTTATTGTGTGATGCATCGACAAACGTTAAATTTGTATTATTTTCCAAATTAACATCGTTAAGATTGTTGTTTGACACATTCAACGCGACGAGCCCGGTTAAAACTTGCACACCATCCCATGAATTTTCCAAATTATTGTACGATGCATCGAGCGTGGTTATATTGACTGCTTGCCCAAACTCCAACACGCTTATATCGCAGGACGAACAATTTAATGACAACAAGGATGGAATATTGATACCGTTAACAGTCGTTATCGGATTATTGGTGCATTTTAACGACGTCGCACTACTACTACTGATATTCGATGATATATTATTAATTCTATTGTCAGAAATATCTATTGTTGAAAGCGCATTATCATTTAACAAAATAATCGTTGTTAAATTGTTATTCCGAATCACATTCACGGTTTTCAGCAACGATGAATTACTGCATATCAAAGTGTTTAGACTGGTATTATTCGAAATAGATAATGCTGTTAGTAAATTGTTACTTATTGACAACGACTTCATTGTTCCCAGTGATGAGGGCAATGAAGATAAACGATTGTTGTTAATACTTAAAGTATTGATGATTGCGCCTGTATCAATAAAACTACTGATATTATTATTATCAAGATTAACTATCGAAAGTTTTTTCAGATTCGAAACATTAACCGTTGTCAAACGATTACTACCGGCATAAACAGTCGTTAAATTAGTATTGGCTGAGAGATTTAAATTTGATAATTGATTGTTTTCACAATGAAGTGATGCCAAATTTATCTGTGAACCTATATTCAAATTTGTTATTAAATTACCACGACAATCAATTGATCTCACATTGTAATAATCAGGAAGAGTTATGGATGTGATCCGCTGACTGGGGCAAACCAGTGATGTTAAATCAGCCAATCCGCCCAAATATATTGTATGAGATGCTTGCCCGTCACTATATGTATGCTGTAGCTTCGCTGTCTCGGAAGGCGAATCAACATCTGTTGATGTTCCATCACCCCATGCAATTCTCATACTGCCGCCCTGAAATTGTGTTCCAGCCAATGATACAGTCGAACCGCTTGTCACAATAATACCTCTTTGTGAAGTAAAAATCGCTGTAACCGTATTATTCGTCTTCAACGGTGCAAGATCGATAAAATTAGAAGGTGGATAAGATATAGGATCAGCACCCTCTTCTTGTACAACTATCTGTTCGAGGGTATATCCATTATTCGTTTCAATGCCTACTCTAACAATTGTTCCCTCCGAATAAGTACCTGCACCCGTTAAAACACCGCCGCTTTCCGGGTCAGCAATCGTTTTAACCCAAAAATATTTTAAAACAACATCTTTCAAAATATCTGAAACAAAAACATCCTTGTATGACAAAAGATATTGCTGTATAAATCTTTTCACATACGCTTCCGATCTACCGGATAAATTATAAAAATAACTTACCACAATATTTCTCACACCTATGTAACCTTGTGTGAAGGGTAATTCAAAGGGTTTCACCTTAACATCATTAATATATAACGTCTTACATCCCGCTGTATAATTCTGTGTGATAACGGGTGAAAAATATTTTACTTCAACTGGCTGTATAAGGGGTTCGCCATTTAAAAAATTTAATTTAGCTCCCGGGGTGCTTCTTGTTGCTGCACCCATGATAATCGCTCTAAACCAATACGTGGTATTTTCTTTTAAAATACACACCGCGGGGGGCTGAGGGGGAGCAAAAAAACTATTCCAATTAACACTTTGATCATCCAGCCTTTTAAAATTTACTTGCGAATAATTTTCATCATACCCTTGCACGCCAAATTGCAAATTATCATCTCCCTCTCCCTCCCCCATAACACGAAAACTAATCTCATACGCAAGTGCAGGCGCTATTCTAAAAATTTTGCCCTCCATTAATGCCGTTTCAACAGACCCACTAAGCTTTATACCATTCTCACCATCTGACGCTGGAAATTTCAACCACTTTTTGCCTTCTTTCTCAACAACGGTTACATTCCCCGCAAGCGGGTACTTATCCACGTCCAATTCAGCTGTGTTATCACCAAATTCATAACCCTTCGTTGCGTTAACTATCCTACTTGTATTTTTCCAGGTGGGAGATGAATACCCAACGCACCACCCTATATCTTGCCTCACAAGATTGAAATACAAAAATTCATTCGCTTTATTATATTCGATTAATCGTAAAAATTCTCCCATAATGAGTGTAGGCTCTGCACTTGTTCCATATTCACTCATTATATATTTTGTCCCTCTTTTTCTATACTCATCAATATAATTTGAAAACAAATATTCCTTCTGTGACAATGTTTCATTTCCGGTTAACACAATACCCCGTGATTCCAAAAATGCACTAAAAAGAATAGGGTTTGAAGGAATATTCAAAAATTGCCTCGACATGTATACAATTAACGCAAACATGTGAGTTATTGACAGCCAATACGAGATAAAATCTTTACTATTTTCGGTATAATCTCTTTTAATATACTTAGGAAGCACACCCTGCACGTACAATTTTTCAAGAACATTAAAAGCCCACCTCAGCACGTTAACATCATTAACATCAAAAAACTGACTAAAATCTGTTTTTTTGTATATTACATCACTGCCGGGTGTAAGTTGCCCATCAAGTTGCACCCAGTTAAAATACAGAGGACCATCCAACCCCACGTGCTGATACGCATAATTAAATGTAACCCAATCTTTTTCTCCAAAAGATAAATTCTGTAAATTCTCCGCGGTTAATGGAATCCAGTCAGTGTATGTTTTACCTAAATTAACGGAATAACGAAACTTTTTAACAAAATAAAGATTGCTATCTTCCCCTTCGGTCGAATCGAGAAAACCACTTAAAAATGCTATACCCAGAACTGGCACATCTGTTTCTATTAGCAAAACATCTCCTGATTCAGTGCTTCTATTATCAATTATCATAATTCGCTTTTAATTCGGATCATCAAAAATTAAATCAACATTAAATGTACTATTTTCTTCCAAGTAAACAACATCAGGAAAAACAAATGATTGATATTGATTAGTGATTAAGGTGTTAACATTTTTATTTATAATACTGCTACCACCCGATGAAACATGACAGCCTAACGAAAACTGGGTTATCGCACTCGTACCCCACATCAAAATATTGACTTCAACGCCCGCCACATGAATATTACCAGACCCTAAATCATCAACAACTTGTGAAGGAAATAGATAAAAATTGTGATCATTACTTGAGCCCACAGTCAATGTGCTCAAATCAAAATAATTAACAGTGTCATTATACCCACCGTAAGGTAAATATAAATAACCCACTTTGCCCGCACTATTACTTAAAACAAGTCTAAAAATAATATTACCAGAAATGCGTGTCCCGGTGGGCCCAGCTGAGAATAACATATTGTTCATTTGTGTCACAACGGGAACAATATTCGCCTCCCACATTAATCGCCGAGGACCCGAAGGGTCATCCCAGTATATTTGTCGTATTTCCGTGGGATTGCCATTCTCATCGGTAACGACGGCGCGTACCAGATTTTTTACTACCGCGGAGGCATTTGTTATTTTAATTGATGCCATATTATTATGCTGTTACAAAATACATCGTGTTCGGGGTAAGTGTTGACGGTAATGACGACACAACTTGTTGACTTAAACCATTCCATTTTGTTGCAGAACCGTTAAATGTAGTCGCAAACATAGAACTGAAAGGATTAGCGGAAGAACCCACACTCGATGCCGTTGTAAGCGGAAGAACTCCTCCCGTATGAATCGTCTGAATATATCCCGACTGGTAAGTGAGATCTGCTGTTCCAATAGCCGCTGTTGCAGTAGTTACTGGAAGTAATGCTACCCCCGTGTATATATTATTTCCATATATATTCTGAAATATTCTCGATGCGCTACCTAAGAAACATGTACTTGTGGCTCGTGGTATCAGCCCTGATTGAACAACGCAATTTGTGCCGGCTGGATTAAGATTTGTTATATTTGCATTTGTTGTCGTGACTGTTGATGCTGAAAATGCTCCGTTTCCATCCCTGGCCACTACCGTTGACACCGTGTTCGAAGAGCTGTACGCTATTCCACCAGACAGGGCAGTAGCTGCTGACCATTTGGCTAATTGCCCCGCAACTCCACCGGAACCAGTAACGGGAGAGGATAAATTATAAGCGTCCCATATTTTGTAATTGGTCGCAGTGCCACCTACATTCCGAACGTGGTATATATCTGTGTTAGTGGATCTAATTAAGACCCCGGGGGTACTTAAATGTCCAAGGACCAGGAGATCTGAACCGGGAGCTACGTATGCCATATCTACAATATTTCCTTCTGAACTATAAGACTTAAGTTTTTGTCCATTAGGTATGTAAATACTCTCCGACGTGTAAAGGTTTTTAACTTTTAAATTGCCGTAAGTGCCATCGCCCTTACCCGATCCCAGCAAATAATCCGTTATTCCACCCGCACATCCTCGATAATTCAACCACACGCCAGAGAGAGCTTCTGTTTGTGATATGAATGTAACTTCGTTACCATCATACAAGAAATTATTTGCCATCCCTTGCACTGCCATATTTCTCCACACACTTAAAGCCCCGTTAAGTACCCCGGCAACCCTAAGCTCCCCTCCTGTTGATATTGATAGAATACCTCCCGTGTACCAATTCGTACCGCCAGAATCAAATCTTAATAGCATATTACAGGAATACCCGAACTCGCCATCTACTGAAGCACCTTGTCTGTATATACCCCCCGGTTTGGTCAGTAGGCTTGCTGCATTATTCTCGGCAGCTCTCGGTATGTAATTTGCAAGATCGGAAGTTTTTGCCGGGCTCGAAAGATTGTATGCATCCCATATCTTGTATTCCGCTGATGCGCCTCTTCTGTGTATAAGATCGGAGGCTGATGATGTCAATATCATCGTGGTGTGTTGAGTTCCCACGGTTACATTATCATCAGATGACATGTGTATTAATGGGTATTCATTCCCTTGCGAAGTTAATCCATATATTGCCTTATTATTTAATAGTCGCGCACCGGCATTCATGTACAGTTTGCCTGTTAACGGTTTTGTTGCCCCTGCTGTGAGAGGAAGATAATCGCCACTTGGACCTCCCCCACCAATATTCACGGTTAAATCAGTGGAGCCATTATAAGTTCCCAGGGTTGTACTTCCATTTGTAAAGGTGATAGTGCCTTGTACCTTTCCGGCAGTTAATTGTGAATAAGTTCCATTTTGCAACGCCGGGTTTGATAAATTATAAGCGTCCCATATTTTGTAATTGGTCGCAGTGCCACCTACATTCC